TAGGGGCGTATTTCACACCACACTCCACCTAACACTTTTACATCCTCACTATAATTACCACACATACACCCAGAAATATTTCACACCACTCCACCTAACACTTTTACGCAACACCCTATCTCACATCGCGAGAATAAAAAAAATAAATATCCAAAATTAAAATAATAAAAAAATTTACATTTTTTATTATGTCTATACAATTAATAATTAAAATAATAAATATCCAATTAAAGATAAAACACCCAACTTATTAATACTATTTTTATTAGAACTACTTACACCAGTTGGATAACTACTTACATCCGTTGGATAACTGTTTTCTAATGTTTTTGTATTATATTCCACACAAGTTGCAGATACACTATCATCTACCTTATTATCACAACTTTTATGATGAAAATTATCATCATCTAGGTCTGCTGCACTTACATTCATCATACAAAAACTCAAAAACAACCACACTTTCTTACTATTTAATAACATTTCTTATAATACATATATATATTTTTTATTTTTATTAATAACGCGAATAATGAATATTTCATCTAAAATATTACAATTATTTAATATAATAATTATTTAATAACAATTATTAAATTAATTAATTAAATTAATTATTTGATTGAATTGTTTCTTTAAATTTATTAATTAACGACGTAACCAATAAACTAGGAGGTGCCGGTACAAACTTTAATGCAACCTTTGTAAAAAATAAATATTCAATCACACCCACACAAGCAAAGATTATTACATTTTCCATAAATATATGTCTTAATGGCACACATTGACCACAACTATTATACACTACATATACAACTAACCCCAATATACAAATCCCCGTTATAGATAATCCAATAGCAGACAATTGTACCCACTTGTTATGTTCTAATATATATTCACTTGGTTCTTCGTATTTCTTTATTAATTTATCTAATGGTACTGCACTAGTAAACAAACTCAAACTTTGCTTAGTCTCATTATCTAAACCACGAACTAACGTATCCACATTTTTCTCTATCAAATGACCAATTTCCTTTTCAAACATTTCTTTTGTCAATTTACTAACAAATAATATGAAAAATGCCGTCAAAAATGTAAATAATATAATTACGTGTACAAAAACATTAATACTAAAAGAAAATCTAGACGAAACTGGTGTGCAACTTAAGGATAGCATCTTTTATTAATTATCAAGAAAATAATTTCTTTACTATATTTAATAAAAGATGAACCCTTATCAAATTTCTAATATTATTCTTAATGTCACATTTATTGTCACATTTATAGCCATCTTCTTCTTTACATATGGTAAAAAAATAGAAGAAAATGTCGTTAAAACCCAAAGTGAACTCGTTGCAAGTTATCTCGCAAAAGATATTAGTACATTCATCGATAAAGATACCGCACTAAAAATCACATCCAGTCTTTCCATACCAGATATGACAAAACAAGACCAAGAAGTAGAAGAAAACAACAAACAATTACAATCACAAGCATTCTATACACTTTCTATTGTACTCATCGGCGGATTATTACTCACAATCATTATTGCCAAATATTATAAATTAAATCTCACAGATATACTACAAACAAACCTAATAATACTCGCATTTGTCGCCATTACACAATACGCATTCTTAACATATATCGGTCAAAACTTTATATCACTAGACCCTAACTTTGTTAGACACAAAATCTTAATATCTCTTAAAAAATCACTTCAAGATAACCCATTTGATTCCGCATTAACACTTAAACAAGCTTCTAAAATGTTACCTGAAAAAATTCAAGAATTACATAAAACACATCAGTCACTACAAAACAATAAAGAATCAAATATACTACCACAACTACAACAACAAATTAACAATGTTTTAATAAAGTAAATTAATTATTAAAGTTTAAAATAATAATAATTAATTAATTAATTTTGATTGGACTCAACTCACCAATATCATCCTCAATATCAGGAAATTTAATTTGATCAAAGGTTTTTATATCCTTATCTAAAGAATCATATGTTTTTAGAACATACTTGTAATATACATTCGATACCTTTACTATAATATAAATACACGTATACATCAAATCAAACACTTGACATTTATATACATCATCATCACATTTCTTTTGTGTCACCCTTAACCATTTTAATAAATCTAAAGTATCAGAATATACACTACTCCATTCTAATAAACCCTGATCCTTTAATAACCTATTTAACTCATACAAACTATTCTCACACCTTTCTGCATATTTTGATTTATGATAATGTGTTAATAAATCAGATAAATTCTCAATAAATGACGTAAAATACATATACGGTTTTGTTATCTTTATTTTATTACCAGTTGAACATAACTGTTGATTTATCACCACATCTATAAATGCACCATTCGTTAAATATGTTTCAGAACCATTGTAATTCACAAAACTTATAAAATTACTAATTAAATAATTTTCATCACTTATTATCTCAGTATTCTCTAATATATAATGATTGTATTCTGATACAATCTTACCATAATTTTCAATGTTTGATTTATATTTATTAACAAAAATTATAGCCTGATTAAATAACTCATTGCCTTGCATCCCATTATCATTATCTAAATAAGAATATAACTTCTCATATACCTTATCATCTTGTTTTAATACATAACTTAATTTTAATAATAATTTTATATAACACCATATCATTTGTGATACCTCTATCTTATTATCCACTTTTACATAAAATATATCGTTCGAATCACATTTATGACTTTCTGTAAAATTATCATCCACTTTACTTTTTGTAAAAGAAACACCGTACACATTTGTATCAAATATACTTTCAGAATCATCTTTAAATATATTTTCTATAATCGTTGTAAAACGTTTTATAATAATAGCACCAATCTCATATGACGTATCTAATGATATATCATAATCTGATGATAACTTTGTAGATCCCACACTCATAGCTATTATATTCGCATTACGTTGATTATATTTGTTCTTATAATGATTTATAATATCACTCAATATTGAATCAACAATCGCCTTTCTTAAATACCAAAATAAACACTTTATCAATGTTACATCATCATAATTATACTTATCACTATTGAAAATTTTTTGTATTTCATCAAATGTTTCGTATTCTAATCCTTTAATGTGTTTTTCTCCCAATAGCTTTATATTATTCCAAGTTAATCTTATATTCGTTCGTAATAAATAATATATACCACCCCTCTTCGTTAATAAACCCTTTGTTTGAAACAAACACAACATATGCGGAATCAAAAAACGTTTTTTATCACTTTCCTCACCCAATTTTTTAAACCTCTCTGTTAAAGGAATCGTCTTAATCTCCTTACAACCCACTTTCACAACCTCTGGACAATTTTTTGGCCTATCTTTTGGATTATCTTTATAACAATCGTATAACTTGGAATTCTCTATTTCTTTTATACACGACTCTTTTTTAACACAATTTGAACACTCTATTAAAACATAATCAACAAAATCGTGCAAATTATCAAAATTCGATTTACAAATATTATCTTTTGTAAGAGTTGGAAGAGTCGTTATTATACTAACCCTACCTTTAGTTTCTATATTTTCCATAAAATACGTTATTATATTATATAAATATAAAAAATTATATAAAATAGTATCACTTTTTATTATGTATATCTTCACACATCTTTTTGTATAATTCTGTCTTTCTAATATTATCAAATGCCTCGTAAGTCTTTATCTTGACATTCGGTATTAATGTACCATACTCCTGACCAATATACACACCCACCGCAAATATAAATAATGATCTCAACATATATTTATAATTAACAAAACAAAATAATTTATTCATCTACACCAATTCATAACCTTATTTCTTTGATTTTTTTAGTTTTAAAATAATCTTTGGCATCTTCTTTGGTTCTGACTTTGGCTTTTTTAGTTTTAAAATAATCTTTGGCATCTTTTTGGGTTCTGGTTCTGGCTTTTTTAGTTTTAAAATAATCTTTGGTATCTTTTTGGGCTCTGGTTCTGGCTTTTTTAGTTTTAAAATAATCTTTGGTATCTTCCTTGGCTCATTTGGTACATTATCAGAATTATCTGATACAAATTTTTTAAACATTGCAACTTCATCAGATGTTAATAACATCTGTTCCTGATTACTCAATACACGTCTCGCCTTTTCAACTACTTCTTTTGTCTTACAATTATCATCCTTACATGTTTCATCAAATGTATCTTTAAAAGTACGACCCAATATCATCTTTATCTTGTCTACCACTGTCAATACATCCTTCTTTTCCCTTTGTTCACTTATAATACGCCTTCTCTCTAGTAATTTCTTCTTTTCTGTAGATATTTCTTCTAAATTTCTTTCACGAGTTGATTTCAAATAATCCCTCAATTTACCCATATCAGATAAAAATTCTTTTATAAAATCACCCAATCTCATGTATTTTTGTAATAACTCATACTCGTCTTGAGATATAGCCTTGAATTTACCCTTGGCAGATTTGTCCAAAACTTCATCAAATACCTTTTTAATATATTTTACAATATGATCATCTTCACACTTTCTATCACCATCACAATTACTTAATACTGATGCAAAATCTAAATAACGTAATCTTAAAAATGTAATCACCTCACCCCTTAATCTATAAGATACTTTAACACTGTTTTCTATATTTTTTTGTATAAAATCATATATACGAGACTTTGTACCACTTGACTCCCTCATCTTTTCTAATAATGTATTACGCCACTTTTCAATTCTTTTCATATATTGAGGACCCCACAAAATATTCATATTCATATTCTCATCATCTATTACTAAACCATCTATTAAATCATCTGGTAAAATAAAAGTCTTCTTACTATACTTGTCAACTTTCTTCATAACTGGTTCAAATTTACGAACTTCAACCCTTGGAACCAAATCAAGACTCACACCAAGAATATCTTGAATCATTCTATTATAACAATTCATCAACATTTTTACTCTGTCAAAATCTAACTTTGTACGTCTCAATTCTGAACAAACAAAAACATCTGGTAATTCCACAAGAACTGATTCTACAACCCTTCCTGAAAAATACCCCTTACCATACAACTCACTTATATAATTGTCAAACCCACCAAAATGTTCATCCATACTAACCAACGAATATACAACAATACACGCTATAATCATTTGAACATCTATCGACGAAGAATAAATATCAAAATTCTCACCACTACTAATTATTTTGTTATCAAAATAACCCAATACACTTTCTATTTGATCAAACAAATCATATGTATTTAACTCTTCTGTTATCACAAACGTTTTCATAATCTTTTTAACTAAATCCATCCATGATTTTTGCTTAGAAGACCACCCACTAAACATCCTAGAAGTACGCTCCATATCTCTAAATGTAGATTGTTCACCATCACCTGTATCATATTCGTAATCACCAACCTCCAAATTAGATTTCTGACTTGATATATCAAAATCCTCAAAACTACCAACACTTCCAGTTTCACTGCGTTCACTATGTCTAAATGATACATCGTCACCTACATATTCTACATCAACATTACTTTGCATTTTAAATCCAGACATCATCTCTTGTATATCATCATTTGTTATCTGTTTTATATTATTATCACCAAATTCTCTACCAGTTATAACATATTTACCATTATCTAGCTTTACATCAACTACATTAAAATATCTCCCATTCTTTAATAACAAATCCTTGTAAAAAATATCAGACTCATCTACCGTTAAAGGTATACCATTAAATGTAACACCAATCTTTGTTTTATACTCTTTTCGTATAATACCATGAATACCAGCCAATTCACCCATCATAATTTTAACATTTTCATTATCGTATTTAAAAACATCCTTTTCTTTTAAAAATGTCACCTTTCTACAATGACCCAGATATCTATTCTTACCTAATACAGCCAAAATAATACAATTATCTATCATATCTCCATTAGACAAATCTTTAGATGTATAAATTTCCTCATTTACACCAATCTCTATTTCCAACTTCCCAGGTATAGTATATTTTATCTCAACTTCTTTACCCTTATCATTACCCTTTACTATAAACGCATATATTGAATGACGAAACCCAGATAACTTCTCAACCCTTTCACTAGGAACACTCACCACCCTTCTTTCTCTATCTCGATCTTGTTCTTGATCTTGATCTTGTTCTTGTTCTTGTTCTTGTTCTTGTTCTTGTTCTTGTTCTTGTTCTTGTTCTTGTTCTTTGTTTTCACCAAGTATATCTTCAAGCGCTTCATCTAAACCAAACGAATCACTACTTGCATCAGAATTGTCATCTCCATATTGTAATTTATCTTTTTGGGCTATAGCTTCAGACATTATATCTTCTAAAAAATCCTTACTAGATTTATCAATGTTTTCAAATGAACTTGTAAAACTATATGACATATATATATTTGTACTCAATAAAAAAAAATAATTTTAAAAATTTAAAATCAATCGCAAAAACTTTATTAACATTCAATCATCATTTCATCACTATTTCGTTTTCTTGAAATCTCCATTCTTTTTTCAGCAATTCGCATAGATTCTTGCATAGATTGTTCAAGACTAGTTTTCTTTTCATCTGCTTGTTTATCAACATATACTCGTAACTTTTCTGTAAAAATTTCAAAAGCACGCTTAAGTTCCTTGTACTTTAACTTGTCAAGTTTGTCTTCAGATTTTTCTAAAGTAGGCAATATAAATGGTGCATTCTCAATGTTTTCCTTGACAAATTCGTAAATACACTTTACTGTTTTGTTGTTTTCATTTTCTAATTTTTTAACTAATGATTCCTTCCAAGTATTAACTAATTTTTGAGAGTTAGGTCCCCAAAGAATCTTATTTGCATCTTTTGATGTAACATTGTTTAAAATGTCAGTTGTTGTCAAAAAGTACTTTGGATAAGCCTTTGCTGTATGTTTTGATTCCGATACTTTAAACAATTCCAAATCAGCGTTTTCTTTTGAAAATGTAACTGGACCAAACCACACACCAAGTATCTTGTGACAACGTTCCATAACATCTTTCACCAAATTATCATATTTTTTGTTCTTGTATAATCTTTTAAATTCATTCTTTTCATCACTAGTCATTTCAATAATTTTCCAAGAACTACCTGTTTGTAAATTTTCACATCTAACAAAACCACTGTTTGCAATACTTGATTTGTTCAAGTAATTCATATCATAAAGCTTTTGAACATATTTTCTAAACTCGTAAATTGTCATAGGATAACCAGTCTTCATAATTTCATACGAAACCAAACAAGCAACAATATACTTCACATCACTTGATGCCCAATCAACAACAGATATCTTTTCCAATTCAGATCTCATCATTTTTACAGCATCAATAATCTTGTCCAATACAACATACGAATCTGGAACATCACCAATTGCAGATCCACACTTTTCAATCATCTTCATATACTCTTTCTCATCCTTTGATAAAGATCTTTGCACAAATCCAGATCTCTCCATATCTCTAAAAGTTTCCTTCATCTGACCTTCCGTATTTTCAAACTGTTCAGCAACCTTTTCATTTTCATCAAACCCATTTTCATAATCCATATTATCTGTTTCAACTACTTCCTCATCAACTTCTTGATTTTCTTGGTTTTCTTGGGTTTCAATTGTATCTAATATAAATTTCTCTTCTGTTTGCTTTTCAAAACTACAAACAAGCTCTCTATCCGTAATTGTAAACCCAGGCATAATAGTTTTTATATCAACCTTTGAAATCGTTTTCTTTTCACCACTGGTTCTTTCAAAACCAACATAATAAGTATCATAACACTCTTCAACTTGAAAATAATTTCCATTCATCAACTCCAAATCAATAAAAAATACATCAGATGTAAAAATCTTTCTAATCTCAAAATTTCCATTAGGCAAACGAGCATAATGATTTGTAATCTTCTTGTTGTTAAGAGCCTCTATTTCAACATTTAAATATGCAGATTCAATATTCACCAAATCACCTTCTTTGTTCTTATACAAACCACGTTCAACCTTTACACGCTTTCCTTGAGATGATATCATTGACTTGTTCACTGTCACAATACGCTTAATAGATACAAGATATTGCTCTGGAATTTCTAAACTTAACTTTCCATATCTTCCATAATAATCTTGTTCAGCTTTGCTTTCAGAATGTTTGCAAACAAAATAAAATTCATAACCACAATTACTAGCTAACACCATAACCTTTTCACCATAAGAAAATTCACCAGTCTTGAAACTATCAGATACCATCTTACTCAAATCTTGCGCATCAAACATTTTTGAATAATCAAACTTCATAACAACCATTTCATATTTATCATCGTGAATCTTTAACAATTGAGCAATCTTCAAAATATTGTTATCCATAAAAGTAACATATCGAGCAAAACAAAATCTTGGCAAACGAATATCCATTTCACCAATACATACATTCAATAACTCACTAATCTTTGAGACAATTACACCAGATCCACAAGATGTCATAATTTCATCACCAATTTTCTTTTCACCATATTGAGCTGCCCAAACATACATTTCATCATCCATAGAAACACTTGCCATTGATGGAAAATATTCATACACAAAACCATTGTAACCCTTGTACTGACCAGATGTCATAATAACATTGCTACCGTGAATAAATTTATATTTTTTTGTTTTTTGTCCATTTTGTAAATTTTTTCGGATTTTTTTATTTTTTTCAACATCTTGATTTCGATCATCAAGATGAATAATTGACATATTTTTAACTAACTCTTGATCAACAACAGAGTTAGATTCAGAAACGTCAGAAACGTTGATAGCAGCGAATTGTTCAAAAAAGTTTAAAGAAGACATTTGTAATTAGATAATTTTCTCTATTCTACAAAAAAAATTCAATTTTTTATTAATTGACCCTTTTATTAGTGTATTGTATTAGTTTAGTTATATTAGTGTATTAGTTATTAGTTATTAGTTTAGTTGTATTAGTTATTAGTTTAGTTGTATTAGTTATTAGTTTAGTTGTATTAGTTATTAGTTTAGTTGTATTAGTTATTAGTTTTATCCAATGAGTTTTATAGGAGTTCGTATCCAATTATCATCATAAGATTCTACGTTACTTATAGACCACTGCTTCATAATTAGATTCTTCAATTTTTCTTTTTTCGATACTAGTGATTCAACTCTTTTCTCAATAGAATTTTCTCCACCCACAGACAATTTGTAAATATTCACACTACGCATTTGACCAATTCTGTGAACTCTGTCACTAACCTGTATCATTTTACTTTGATTCCACCAACTATCCAATAATACTAAATTATTTGCAGCAGTCAAATTAATCCCCTCTGCACTTGACATCAATGATATATAACATATCTTAATATCCATCTGATCTTGGAAATCATTTATTGATTTTTGTCTAGAGTTCATAGACATATTTCCTTGTAAACTAATTGTCTTAATGTCTTTAAAATTATCCGATACAATTTGTCTTACAATGTCCAACATCTTTACCCATTGACTTACAACTACAATTTTTTCTCCTAGTAAAACTTTTTGACGTATAATTTCCAATAAAGATTTGATTTTTGAAGAACACTTCAACTCTACCTCCAATTCATAATCACTTTCACTTTTGTTTTTAGGCTCGTTCGCTAAAATAATCTCCACTTTGTCTATAGAATCCACTTCTGTTCTACATTTTGGACATTTCTTTAAACCCAATTGTATAATTTTATCCCAACATCCACTACAACATTTGTGTCCACAAGGATTTGCAATTGCATCTGCAACATTATCATAACATATCGGACACTCTTCTTCCATATTCAAAGATGAATTGTAAAAATCTAACCTTTCCGTTGCCCTTTGTAAAGACTTTATATTTTGAAGTCTTTTCATTTTACTAATCACCAACCAAGGATTGTTACATGACTGTTTTAATCGAAGAATGTAAACCAAAATATTACTTGTCACCAATTTACGCATCGTTTGTGAATTTAAATCAGATAATCCAGATAAATGTTTTAATCTTTCGGATAAAGCTTTCATTCTTTGCATAGAATATTCCCATAAATTTTCGTAAAAATTACGTTCAAAATCATTTAATGAAACTTCTACATCAAATTCGTGTTTTGGGTTCAATTCCTCTTTTAATACATTTGATTTTTCCATTTTCAATGAATGTTTCTTCACAATCTCGTTAATATGACGATATGTAACTATCCCACTTGAAGAATGCGTCAATGATTGCCATTCTCGCCTTGAATCAACAGATTCTAATTCTAAGAATCGAAAATAAGAATACAAATCATCCACTTTATTAAAGATTGGAGTTGCTGTTACTACCCATTTTAACTTGGATTGTATTTGCAAAACAGACTTGAATACCTTTCTGTTCCAATTTCTAATGTAATGACCTTCATCCAATACAATTCTTGAAAAACAATCATTAAACAATGACCCTTTTCTAAACTTGTTAGACTCGTCAAATTCTCTTGCTACAATCGAATAGCTAGCGATGTAAAATATAGCATCTGTTTTATCCAAGATATCACGATTACTACCAACATATTTTACAATGTTATTTGATTTGTAATTTGTATGCTTCAATATTTCATTTTCCCAATTAGAAACTAATCCAGCAGGACATAAAATCAACGTCTTTTGATATTCATTCAACGTTTTAATAATAACATCAAGACAACAAATAGTCTTTCCAGTACCAGCTTCATTAAACAACAACCCTCCTTCATATTCTTTTTCCTGATGTAACATCCATTCAACTGTAGTTTTTTGAAAAGATTTCAAAGAAGTGTTCATTATACAATGATGTCTACACATCTAAAAAATTTCAATTTTTAATTGAATTTACACTACCTACACTACCTACTTTAGTAACATTTGTAGCTTTACTATTTTTTTATTTTTAGTAGTATTTTGTTTATTTTATCTTTTACGTGTTTTTTTTTTTATTTCGTACAATTATAACACAGTTATAAAAATGAATATACCACCATATCAATACTCTCCTGAATCAGTTCCTCTTACACCAGATGAAAATGATCAAATACCAACTACACCAATACCTCCACCACCTACAATAATATTATCACCAGAAATACAAAATATGATTAATATATTATTGCAAAATGTAAAAAAAATAGAATATGAAATAAAACTAATTAAAAATATAAATGATGTAAATACTATATATAGTAAATTAAATCAATTTAATAACGAGTTTAATAATATTTCACTTTTGACAAACAACGTTATAACATATGATATGGCAATCATTAAAACATATATAAATAATTATTGGTTTTTATTAGATCAAATAAGACCAGTGGAAATCGAATAAATATTACCGCTTCAAAATCTGATTCTAGTATTGGTAAATGCACTTTTATGCACAAAGATCTAAAAGATCACGTGTGTTGTTGCTCTTTTTCAATTATTTATAATGATATTGATATTGTTATTATTTAAGTCGTTTTTCCAAAAAATTCTGGAGGTTTAGGTACAAATGGAGGTATTGAAAAATTGTTGTATGGATTAACACCATCCGCATATTTGAATTCTATTGTATAATGTGTAGGTATAGAATTTACACCTACACTACCTACACTACCTACAGTATCTACATCTATAGCTTCATTATTTGAACTTTTAGATTTCAACACAAAGATAAATCCTATTATACACAATAATACCAAACAAACACATGCCCCTATACTAATATACAGTTTACTACTACTAATTCCTATTTCCAAAGGATCATCTGTTTTGTCTTCTTTTGTCGGTGTAGTACTCATCTTATATACTTATATTATATATATATTACAACATAAAAATAAAACAGAAAAATTGTCTCACAATAAAGGATAACAAACATAATAAACCCACATGTAATAACACTTAACACTTTTAGTTTTGTAAAAATGAATTTAAAAATAACATTATAAATTACACAATGACCCATCAAAAAAACGCAATAAAAAAACGAAAACTTAAAAAAGTTGATACATATGAAAAAATACAAAATACTATGGATATCGGAGTTAATACTGATAAACAATTAAAAGATTACAATATATTTGTATTTGACTTAGATAATACATTGTATCTACATAATGTTGACAATGTTTATGCTGAAAAATATCATATAAAAGTTAAAAATTTTTTAATGTATTTAAAAGATAATGGTAAAAAATTATATATAGCTACTCATAATTTCAATCCTGATAGACTATTACATCGAATAAATATTTCACCATTACTATTTAATAGCATAATTAAAGAAACTAAGGATGTTCATCCACTATTAAATAGTATAACCGAATATACTAGTAAAAAAGATATGATTTTAGAAATATTAAATAACCATAATGATTTAACAAAAAATGATATAATATTCTTTGATGATCACGAATATAATATAAAAGAAGTTAATAGTATAAATGTTAAATCTGTTTATGTAAATGAATCTAAAGGTATTGATTTTACTGAAATTTACTAAATTCGTAATCAATAATTCGTGTATTTTTCTGGTAACGTAACGTAACTTAATCACAATTCCATAACTCATCGTATGATAAATAATAATTACCCTTATCTGTATCTATAACCGTATAACCCTGATCTTGCTGTTGCTTTGAAAACAAATTTACCCACCAATCTTTTAATTTGTCATTCATTATAGACATATCTCTTGATATTTTGTAATATATGGAATCTAAACTTAAATACTCAAACATATTACTTATTATATAACCATAAATTAGTTTTATAATAAATTTATCATAAATAACATTTAATTCCTTTTACCACAAAATATGTATTCTACAACCAGTTTAGATTGTTTTTCATCACTGTTTTTGTTTGATTTAAATCTTTGATACTCCTTTTCATAACACTTTACATCAGACCAACCTGTTGTTGTCATTAATTCCATCATCCTTTCCTTTGATACAATACTTTCAGATGAATAACTAATAAACATATACTTTGATCTTATTTTAGATAACACTAACTTGAATTCTTCAAATGCATCTCGCTTTGAACAAAACTTTGATTTTGTATCAACTACATCACGTAATCCCGTTTTACCCTTTAATTTTGGATTGTCATACCTACTTATCGTTTCTAAAACGTGATAGTTATCATGATAACTTCTATTTGCAACATACGGTGGATCCATATAAACAACCTCATATTTTGATAAATCATCAGTTTCTAATAATTCAACTATACTCTTATTATTAGACGTATGTTCTATACTTCTATTATCTCTAACATTATCAACCAAATTATTCAACAAATCAACATTCAATACTAAATTCTTTAATGCTACTTTTTTATAATTTTTCAAATAAGCACCATACACACTAGCTATATTACTTACACTAGCTACAGCATATAATAACAACTTTAATAATAACCTATATTCCTTTTCATTCACACCCTTACTCTTATATAACTCTTCTATATTTTGTCTAATTATATCTGTTTTATAACCATTTAAACTTGTTAAATATAATCTGCCATCAGGTCCTGCCTCTGTGTAATGTTTATACACAAAAAAATCTTCCGTATTTACCATCTCTAATTCATTCTTATCAGTTATTGTTGATAATCTTGTATTCATATCATCTATTATACGTTTTACCTTATCTACATCTACATTTGTCTTACACCACACAGAAGATACTACATATGCATAATGCTGAATATCATTTGTCATTATAGTATTACACCCACCTCTCATAACATCAAATGCTACAACACCAGTTCCACTACAAATATCTGCAAAGCCAGATATATCCTTGTATGATTTTCCTGTATAATCTGATACAGACTGTTTTATAAAATCCAACAACTTCATCTTACTACCTATATAATTAAAACTTTGAAAACACAGTTTTGTCATCTTATCAACACTTTTCTTTTCTACTTTGAATTTGTATTTAGTTTTTAAATTATAAACGTCATAACTTAAATTAATATACCCTTTATCTATCATACTTAACAATACATCTATGTTAAAACGAAACTTTATACAATCTCTATTATTATGAATCTGAATCTCACCTAATGACTTTGGTTTGTCATCAAGCTTGTTCAATCTAATTGTATTCGACTCATTCCACGTTTCTAAATCTTTAGATGTAGTAAATGATAATTCATCACTAAACATTATACGCTCACCCCCTTTACGATGTATAACATATACACACCCCTTATCAAATTTGTAAATTATTGTAGTATCACAACAAAAACAATTCTCTAAATAATTTTGTAACATTTGATTTTTGTTTTCCAAGAAATATTGTTTAAAAACATCTCTTGTACTCCATTCTAAAGATAACTTTTTAGATAAACTCACTAAACTACATTGCCCTATATTTTGGGGACATATCTTGTTTCCTGACATTATTGTTTTTATAGATAATTTACTATTATTACTCGTATCCAAAAAATCACATTCTGTATTCAAATTACCTATATGTTGTAATTTCATACGTTTCAAAACTGGACCAATAGTATCCGATATATCATCAGATACATCTTCTGGTAATCTGTCATATTTTCTTTTAGTATTAAATTGCACTCCTGCTATATCACACATTGTCTTTTCTACCAAAATACCCAATTGTTCAGTATTCTTACAAGTGTATTTTATCATACCATTTAACACACTACGTTTCATTGTATTACACTAAATCTTGATTTATATTTAGTTTTTTTTTAATTTAAAAAAAACACAATTTAAAAAAAAATACGTCCAATATATGACATATATAATTATAGTTATGGAATTAATGTATATCTTACAAGTTTTAATAATATTCCTTATTATACTTTATCTCCTATCTAAAAATTCTGAAAAACACCCTGATAACGAAATAGACAACACCCTACCAGATGGAAAAATTTCGGAAATTTAATGAACCAATCATATTTGCCCAATGTTCTCTTTTAAAAAAAAAATTGAATAATTTAAAAAAATATACAATGATTGCAGATTCTTTAAAGAATATGAAGATCAAGGAAGAACACAAATGTACAAAGATTCCAAAAAAGGTTCTTGATGAAATGAAAGCTAAAGGAGCTAAAGTAGAAAAACTGGAAGGCGAAGAATTATATTCTGTAACAAACATTACCTACAAAGATAAAGCCTGGGATGTTTATGAAGCTTGGGGAGAAACTATTGATGGAGACCCTAGAGTTGGTTCTGGGTTTTTTCCTTTAGATAGTATTATCGGTACTGCTCTCTGTCCTGAAGATGCGCTTGGTGTTCTGGTCATGCGTGAAGCAAATTCAATTATCCACTATTATGCTCCTCTAAGAAGAGATGATTTCAATGGAAATATTTTACCTGAAATTGGACCCATTTTGCGTGCTCCTAGGATGCTTATCAACGTTCACCATGCATCTATTGCTCTTTCAAAACTGTTGCAAAGAATTCAGAATCCTCCATACAATTATCCAACTATCAATTCTCTTCGTTCAGGATCGTACATTTGCACTATTAATCAACAATGGGCCAATGCAGGAGTTGAAATAGTTTTGTTTAAACCTTGATTGCTCAAAAAATTGAAAATATTTTTAATTCATTATAATAAAAAAACACAATTTAAAAAAAATACGTCCAATATATGACATATATAATTATAGTTATGGAATTAATGTATATCTTACAAGTTTTAATAATATTCCTTATTATACTTTATCTCCTATCTACAAATTGTGAAAAACACCCTGATAACGAAATAGACGACACCCTACCAGAATATAGAATTGATTTACCACCAAATTATGACATTGTTTACCCACCACCTGGTTATCACGATCGCGTTTAAATTGTAAGTATCTTAATTCATGAATGTAGACATCATCTGAGAACCAACTGAAAATGTAATACCTTGTTTAATATTTGATTTGAATTCTGTACTATAATTCTCCAATATAAAGGTAATAAATCCTATAGCTGCACTTGCTTGTACTATTTTTATTAAATCAACATGTTTATCCATAGCTATACGTATTATTAATATAGAAACAAACACTTCAAAAAATTCATGAATATAAATCAATAACATCTTTTTTATATCCCATTTACTTTTAATCTCTTCATCTTGTTTTACTACTTTGTCAGCAGTGTTTTTATCCATGTTTATATATACTTTACAAAATAATTATATAAATAACATAACAATTGTACGTTTTTAACGTTTTTTTGTATGTTACACGTTTATGGTCTCGTGATTTTTTTAAAAAGCTTAATTTTTCTTAAAAAAAATAAGGAATTATACACGTTTTTAACGTTTTTTCGTATGTTGCACGATGTTACACGTTTATGGTCTCGTGATTTTTTTAAAAAGCTTAATTTTTCTTAAAAAAATAAGGAATTTTTTTGACACGTTTTCGAAATTTATACGAGACCATAAAAAAAGCACTTTGAAAAACTCTATTATTTCAAAGGACAATTAAGGAATTTTTGTAAAAAAGCTTAATTTTTTATCGAATTTTACATAAAAAAGTTAGAAGCACGTTTATGGTCTGGTGATTTTTTTAAAAAGCTTAATTTTTCTTAAAAAAAATAAGGAATTTTTTTACTCATTTTGTAAAAACTCGTGAGACCATAAAAAAAAGCACTTGAAAAAAGCTTGTGATTTTAAAGGAAGAATAAGGAAATAGTTGAAAATTTTACCATTTTTTAGAAATTTTTAAAACAAGCACGTTTATGGTCTTGTGATTTTTTAAAAGGTGTTAATTTTTCCAATCAAAAATAAGGAATTTTTTTCGACACTTTTGCTCCAGACCATAAAAATATCATATACGTTTTATAGATGGTTTTCAAACCACCAATCGTTAATTTCCTTAATTTTTTAGAACTTTTTTGAAATATTTGAAAAATCCTTAATTATGGTTTCATTTCTTGTTGGTTTTTCTTAATTTTTTAAGTGAAAATTAAGGAATTTTTTTTGCACTTTTTTTGTGGTTCAAACTCAGTCTTCTTATGCTTTATATGTATTTATATTGTTTAAATTTTTTTAAAAAAATACTAAAAAAGTAAGAAAATAAAGATGAAACCATAAAACACGGTCAACCCTTCAAACCCTTCAAACCCCGTCAAAAACCCTTCAAATATGGTCTCAACCGTCAAACCCGCCAATTTGGAAAAAAAATCTCTGAAAAAAAAAATTGGAAAAAAGTAAAATTATAAAAATTCACAAAAAAAATTTTTATATAAAAGAATCAGGAAATTGGAGGGTTTGACGGTGGTTACCATAATTGAAGGGTTTTGGAGGTGATTTGAAGGGTTTGACGGGGGTCTCGATATTTTATGGTTTAATTCTTAAAAACTTAAAAAACATAAAAACTATGGTAATAATTTTTGATGGGTTTTGGAGGTGAAGATCCCAGTATTAATTTTATTAAATATTATTAACTTTAAATCAAAAATTGCTACCAATAAAATCACCATTCTCCCTTCGGAGAAAGGTCAAAATTCAGGTAGTAAAGCCGTCATTAGAACGGATGACGGTAAATTTGCAAATGAAGAAGAGTTTTTGCTCGTCCCTACGGAGAAGCAAAAAAACAAATGAAGAAGAGTTTTTGCTCATCCCTACGGAGAAGCAAAAAACAGATGAAAAGCTGCTCGTCCGTACGGACGAGCAGCTATTATATGTTGCAAATTTGTTTTTCTAACAAAGCAAACGGTAAATGTTTATTAAAACAACATTTTACTGAAAATAAAGACTATAAAATTACGCTCGAGCGAAAATAGTTTTCATCCGAACGGATGAAAACCCCCAAAAAACAAATGAAAAGCAACTTCTCCGTACGGAGAAGCAGGTCGTTCTACTAAGAATTTAGGTGGATCAGGACTAAATAAAGAAGATATTATGTTGAATGTGGATACTTTATCAACTATAAGAGATTTTGATAAAGATGAGGTGCATAGTATGCACCTCACTGGGGGCGGCCTTGGTTTTTAGTTAAAGAATTAAAGATTTAGAACAACATTAAGAGATTTTGACAAAGATGAGTGGCATAGTATGCCGGTCACTGATTCTCTTGGTAGAGAACAAGAAACTAATATGTTAGAAGAACAAGGTTTAGTTTAAAGATATTATTTATTGTACAACATATGAACATAGACACCACAAATACATCAAATACCATAACATTACTTGAAAATAATCAAATTCAACATCAAACTGGTAATACAAATATTAATAACTTGTCAGTAAAGGAATTTAATGGATTGAATATACAAGTATATGGAACATATGAAGAACCATTGTTTAAATCAAAGGATATAGGTGAATTGTTAGGTATTGAAAAAATAAGAAAAACTATTGAGAATTTGGATGCTAGTTGTAAAGTCTTAAGGGGTGCCCCTACTGGGGGCGGCCTTCAAGAACAGTGGTTTTTAACAGAAGATGGTTTATATGAAGTATTATTTATATCACGAAAACCAATTGCTAAACAATTTCGAGTATGGGTACGAAATATTATCAAAGAAATCCGTCTTAATGGCAAGTACGAACTTGAAAAAAAGTTAGAAGAACGTAATAAACAAATTGAAGAAACAGCAAGGGAATTAGATCTTTATAAAAAAAAAACATATGAGGAAATAGAGAAAACTGGTCACGTTTATATAATCCAAACAGATGGTGGTTATAAAGTTGGAAAAACAAAAGACATCAATAATCGTGTAAAAGGATTACAGACAGGGAATAATAACGAAATAAAGGTAGTTTTCGATTTCAACACGAGTAATTCGGATTTATTAGAAAAGATTGTTCATTATATATTAGATAGATATCGTTGTAATTCAAATCGTGAATTTTTTGATTGTGATCCAGAATATATTAAACGCATAATAACGGTTGTTGGTTCTACAATTGATACATTAAAGTCTTGTTATAAGCATATTTCAAACGATGATTTGACAAGACGTTTAGAAAGCGGTGTTAAAATTACGCTAAACAATAATACGCTAATTGATAAGCATGATAGACCACCAGAATACAGGGCTGAAAACGTTGGTTTTTGCAATTGGTTGGATAAAAATGTTATAGAACGTCATAATAATTTGTTAAATTTAAAAGATGTTTGTGAATCTTATATTGGTAAAAAAAACATACATTCAAGCGTATCTAATCGTATTAGAATAGATTTAGAATTATGGATAAAACGTAGGTTTGATAATATAAAATATATATACACTGATTCTTCTTTACATGGTATTCGATATAAGGGTTGGATTGGTTTAGAATTGGTTGTGTAAGAGATTTTGATAGTCATGTATTCTATTTTTGGTGGGTTATGGTTTATTTTTGACGGGTTTTTGGAGGTTATTTGACGGGTTTGTTAGTTTTTAAGTGTCGTTAATGTACGTGTCTTTAACAAAAAATCATTTTAGTAAATAAATAATGAAATTTTACCTGTATAATTGAAACCATAAAAATCATTATTTATTTATTAAAACGATTTTTTGTTACCATAAAATTTTAAAATGTTAAAAGTATGTACTACTCCCTTTGAAAGAATTGCAAAAACTGGGTTTTTTGCAAATCTTTAACTAAATATATAAAACATTTAGAATTGATGTCTTTGGACAATTTTATAATTAAAATAATAAATATCCGATTAAGGATAACACTCCCAATCTATTAATACTATTTTTTATATCACTATTCACAAAAGTATTATTATTATTAGATCCAGTGTTATCAGTACTTAATCCTGTTTCTGAAGTTAGTATTGTTGTAGTTGTAGTTGTAGTTGTAGTTGTAGTTGTAGTTAGCGCCGCTTCTGTTTGTGTAATTGTTATAATTGGCGGTTGTGCTAATTGCGTTTCTGTTAATGAAGTAGAATATTTAGGAATACTCCAACCACAATATTCCATATGCATATTAACATTAGATCCTCCATTTGGACAATTTCCTAAACACCCTGGACCCTTATTATCTAATATAGCCTGACATAATTCTCTACAATCTGGACGTCTAGATCTATTTGCGAGACACGAATTCCCATTCCACGTACATAACTGAAAACTATCATTGCATTTCCACTCACCCGCATCAGAATGTTGATTTAAATCACCCTTTGCTCCACAATATGATTCTAATGTTTGCCATCCAGTTTGTCCCATTCTCAACCAATAACCATCTCTAGTTTCATAATAATCATATAATAAATTAGCATCCCCATTAGCACCTAAATCCTGATATGGACAATAATATCCCTCAGCACTTACATTCATCATATAGAAACTCAAAAACATCAACAAACTCTTACTATTTAACATTTTTTATAATATATATACATATTATTTATTTTCGTTTTTAACGTGAATAGTGAACATTTCATTCAAAATAATGTTATTGGTACAATTCTACATTTTTTATATTAATTGCTCCATTCGCCACCAATTTTCCCTAAATATGTATCTATATGAGATGCATATTTTGGACAAACTGATATCATTTGTTTTGTTGCGATGTCTTGGATGTCAGTTATTCGTTTTTGAAATTCTATTATATTTATACCACTTGAACGTTTAATTTCTTCATCAGAAAATGTATCTCTTAATGCCCACAAGTATCCAGATGCATAGTTTGCATGTAAAACTGCTATTAATGGACTTTTGTCTTGCAAACTAGCAGCAGCCCATCTTGCACAACCTCTTATTATTGTGTTTATCAATGTATTATATTTTGATGAATGCCAACATTTTGATAAAATATTAAATATTAAAAAAACAAATAGTGTACAAAATATGTATTCTACGATTCTCATATGTTATATACAATTCAATGATAAAAAAACTTTATAAAAAGTATTTACATTTATATTTTTACATTGGAAGTATAATAGTAGCGCCTTTGTAATTGGCATATTTATAAAATGTTGTACCCATAACAAGTGTTTTAAAATTAATGTTAGTAGCTCTTGTATTAATATCATGGAATGGGTTTTTTACATAATAAGACAATCCTAAGATACTGTTTAATTTGATTCTAGTTTCAACATTTGAATAATCATAAATTTCCAACATAATTTCAGTAGGTAATATCATCTGAATATGTGTATTATATACATATTCATTTTTATTTTTAAGTTGCATTTATCATATCACTTATAATTCTTTTATTTGTACTCCAAACCATCCTTTAAAACGTTCACCATTAAATGTTGAATCTCTATATTGATAATTGATGTCTTTGTGTTTTTCTTTAATGAATTTTTCTATTTCTTTTTTGTACTTGTTTGATAAACTTGAATGAATTTTTTGCTTTTCTGTATATAATTGACATACATCTTTTAGTTTTAAAATACCATGAACTGATTTTTCTACATTTTCATCCATCCAATTATAAAAATCATTGTTTTCTTGACGATATTCGTTTGTTTTAACTTGAACTTCGTGTGGTTCTTTAACATCTTTGAAATAATATTCCAATAAAATTTTCATAAATGTCTGACGCCAAGTCATGTCTTCACGCATTCTTGAAGGTAAAGTACGATCTATTTTATATTCGCCAGACTCACTTGGATCATCTACAAAACGAGATGGAAAATCTATTACACGAATACGTCTCCATAATGCTGTATCCTCTCCTTTAATTTCAGGAAGTTCATTACAAGCCAAAAATAACTTGGCTTCCATTACAAAACTCATAGCTTCTTGATACAGACCACGTGCTACAATTTCTTCACTTCCAGTCAATTCCTTTAACAAACCAATATTTATCTTTTCACCATCTTCTGGTTCACTAAGAAATGCAAAACGTTTATGCATTAATTTTATTTTTTCGGTATTTGCTTCATTTGCATTGTTACGTTTACGTGTTAATAATGTGACTTCAACCTTTTCACCAAAATCACCCATTGCTAATTTCATTAAATTTAACAACTGACTTTTACCGTTCGCACCTGTATCACCAATAAACATTAAAAAATAAGTATTTGGTATATCACCATTTAAACATTCGCTCATTTTCTTCAAAACATAATCTCTAACACCTCGATTTGGTAAAACTTGTTCTAGAAATGTCAATACCTCTGGATTATCCGTTTCCGAATACTCATAATGTACTGTCAAGTTTACATAATCATCCTTTCTAGTCTTTCTAAATTTGTTTTCTAATAAATCATATACACCATTTGAAAAAGGTACCAAGTGCTTTTTACTATTCAAATTTGTAATAAACATCTCATCATTATTATAAATCTTGGCACCCTTTATAATATCATCCTGATATCCAGGTTTATGAAATTTATTGATTAAACTTTTTATGTTTTTATTCAAATTAATGGTCGTTTCATCAGTAAACTTTGTATCATAATGTGTTTTGATTTTATCAAACATCTTTGATAAATCTATAATTGTCTTTTTCATTTCTATATTATCATTATCACATCTCCATATTGCTCCTGTAAAATAATACCAATTATTACGAGAATACACAAAATCTTTGTTAATTGTGAATAATAGTTTTGAAATCATTGTAATTTTATGACCATCTAAAACCTGATTTATAATATTTGTAACTTCCTTGTTTTTAAAAATACCATTGTCTAATTTTATATCACAACTAAAATCCATCTCGGAATTATTGTAAATGTTTATAATGTTATTGATCGTTCCATGGTTTACAAGTTGATTGTAATTCATCCAAAAACTGTTTAGATGTTTATATCTATCATCTAATGGAATAACTTGGTTTTTAGGAAAAACTGCTAAACATACTTTACATTTTAAACAATAACCATTATCACTTATTTGATGTTCTACATTACATTCTGGACATTTCCCCTTTAAAATTCCTACTAAACTCTTATCTGCAACATTACCTCTAAAAATCATGGCTTTTCTGTCAAATTGAACTTCTTTTACATCTTTATCAAAGTTTTCATTAATGTAATTTTTGCATTCTACTATTGCATGATCTATTAAATCCAATTCTTCCTGATTAATTTTTAAACACTTTTTTATAATCTCATTTACTTCTTTTGGATAATTCTCTAACTTAATTTCGTTATATTTATCCTCATTACATTCTGTGTTATGACATTTTTGTTTAGCACTTGACGTATCTATAACTATATATTGATTATTACCTCTATGTTCTTTGTCTAAAAATGGACAATAACGTTCCATTAAAGCAATAATAATACAATTATGGTGTGTATCTATAAATACATCTCTTATTCTGTTTGGAAAATGATGGAATTCTCTTTGTACAAATTTCCTTAAGGTTTCCTTATCTTGATTATTCAACTCTTCTGGAACATTTACAATTAATTTTTGCACTTTTTTATCTGTTGTCAAGTCTATTATACCATCAACTATATCACGACGATCAAATACAATATATTCTTCAGTAGATATATAACCAACAAATGATTCTATATCATCAAATTCATCACTAGCTTCAGATCTTACTATTGGACGATCTTCATTTGGTTTTGAACTGTATAATGTCCTAAATAATCCTTCTCTATATACACTTGGATCTATTATATATTTATTATCATTATCTCTGTATTTATCTAAACCAAATTTCTTATATAACTCTTTTAATATACTTACATCCTTGAATACTATTTCTTTATCATCTTTGTAAAAACGTAAGATTAAATGAAATGACCGTTTTTTATCTGAATGAGATTCTAATATAATACTCCGCATAGTTGTATCGGAATATTGTGCTTCCACTAACCTTTTAGTCTTTTCTATACACATTTCTAAAATTGTTTCATACTCATAATAATAATCAACTACAACATCGTTTGAATTAGTTTCTAATGAATCAACTACAACAACTTTTGAATTCGTTTCTGTTTCTGTAATATGATCATTTACAACATCTGAGTCAGTAACCTCTTTTTGCTTGTAAATTTCAATATCGTAATAGAAACAAACAGGTGTTTGGGAAGATATACATTCGTAAAAATCTTTTCGCTTGTTACGTTTTATAACATTTAAAAAGGTATCATAGCTATCAACAAAGAAAAATTTTTTAATGTTGCGATTACATAATAATTTTTTCGATGGTGTTATTTTAGCTAACGCATCCTGTTTATTATCAAAATATTCTAATGGTTTCATATTTTATTCAACTTGATATTATTAAATAAAATATGTTTTTAAATAATTCTTAATGTAACTAAATACTTCAAAAAATAATAGATTCTAACCCAACATAATAATAATTTTGATATATAATATACAAGTCTAGTACTATCATTCCGGCACTTGATACTATCCAAGGCATATTAGTTTGTATAGTTTGTGGATCTATTGTAAATACAGCTATATAACTAGCATTTCCTAAAATTGCAAATACGTACATTAAAACCGATAACCCTTCTGTTGATTTGTTTTTATAATTTAACCATATTTGTGGAAATCTACCTACTATATAAAATGTAGTTGTTACCCAACCAATAATCTCCCCAATTAAATCGTATGAGCTTGTTATAATTACATTTAACATAATACAAATCACAGTATTCACACATAAAAAAATGATTGTTGACAATAATTGAATTTTGTATTCCTTTGTAAAACTCTTTGAGTTGTCATAGTTGTCATCGTATTTGTCTCTGTAATATAAAACAAAAATAATCATCGAAGCACCTACTATAAAATGAACCCATCCTATAATAATTATATTTATGTACATATATAATACTATTGTTCCTATCAAACTTAATATATCTGCCTGAGTCCATAATAATAACATCAATAATGATATTCCAGATGATGATTTTGATTTGTATATTACAAAAAATTGTGGTATATAAATAATACTGTAAAATAGTAATGATATTATACTTAAAGAATATGATAAACCATCTGATACCATCGAATTAATTTGCTTCGAAATTGTTTGTAATTCAATTTCTTTGGTTTGATATAGTAAAAAAATATTTAGTTTTATAGTAAAATATATATTTGGTTTGATATAGTAAAAAAATATATTTGTATATTGTAAGTTGTATAATTTCTTATGTTAAAAGCTAAAAAGTTTTCACGTATTAAAAATAAGAAATTATATAAATTTTTAAGAAATATAGATATAGATATAGATTGTAGTGAATCAACTGATGAAAAATGCGATACAATTTTATTATACACATATTATATTAGTTTATATTACCTACGCGATTTTTGTTATGATTTTATAAAAAATAAAACTTTTTTAAGTAACGATAGTTGTTTTGACTACACTATACAGAAAGAAATAAATACAAATACATGGATGTTTGTATGCGATAAACTAATTGTATTATATATCGATAATGATGATATTGAAGAATTTTGTTTATCTTATATGTTTTCTTCAGTATATCGTTTTGTCATTCGCGAAAATGATTTTGGATATATTGCTATTTCTGTATCACATACTACTGATGATATTGATGATGACATTCTTAAATTTTATATAATGAATTTAAGCAATCCCAAGTACATACTAATGTCTTATTTTTTAAAAAATAATACACAAAATCAACAAATCCAACAAAATCAAGAAATGTATTCTTTAGAAGAATTGCCGCTGCTAACAAATAACGAAAATGATGAAATGGTTAGTTTTATAATACTTAATCAGAATGTACAACCACTTTTATACGACCAAACCGATAATATACGTGACTTGTATAAACATTATGATATTATTGGTTATGGTGAAATGAATAGGGATTTGAACATATTTGTAGAATTCATATTTAATTACGCGACTGCTTTTAAAAATTATCCAGTTAATTATTTACCATTTTAAATTTGTATATAATTAGCAGTTTATTTTCTAACGTTATCATAATTTGTTTGGAAATAATCTATTGTTTCTTTAAGACCTAAATTCAAATTTGTAAACTCAAAATCTGGTAAATAATGTATTAATTCAGCATTTGTAGCAGTTTTTTTATATTGGCCATCTGAATATGATGTATCATATATAATTTCTCCAGTAAAATCAAATGTTTTGCTTATAGTTTCTACTACAGTTTTAATAGAAACTTCTGAACTTTCCGGTGGACTAACAATACACGAAATACTTTTCTCAACACTTTTATAATCTATAAATTTTAGAATAACTCTTGACAAATCATCTACATATAAAAATTGTCTTAAAGCATTACCTGTACCATATACTGTTAAATCTGTATTTGATTTTTTAGCAATGTATGTTTTATGTATTAATCCAGGAATTACGTGACTACTTTTTAAATTATAGTTATCATAATCACCATATAAATTTGTTGGTGTTAAATTAATAACAGTTGTATTACAATCCTTTTTTTTTGTTAATAAATCACCTGCTAAATGTAAAATTCTTTTTGAATAAGCATATCCTATATTCGAATCGTGTGGTAAACCATTATGTAATTGATCACTTGTTAATGGATAAGTAATTCCCTGGTCTGGAAAAATACACGTTGATAAGCAACTAATCAAACGCGTTACACCAAAACGATTACAAGCATCTATCACATTTGTATTTATACGTAAATTATCAATCAAATAACCATAATTATTTGACATGTTTTCATAAACACCACCTACACAACTTGCAAGATGTACTACAACATCCGGCATATATTCTTTAAATAAAGAATCAACTGCATGTAAATCTCGTAAATCACCATCCTTACTTGATACAAAAACAAAATTATGAGTTGTATTAGACGCCTTTACAACTTTTTGTAATGATTGTCCTACTAATCCATAACCTCCTGTTACTAATACTTTCATTTTATTTAATTATAAATATTCTATTTTTAAATAAAGATTTGATTAATAATTATACTTATTTTTATTATTTTTTGTGTGTTTATCTCTGTGGGTTTATATTATTAATTGATTTGTCAATATCTAAGATATCTTTTGTATGATCGGCATCATGAAAGGAAATAAAGTTATATTTAGTAAATTCATTTAAATGATCTGTGTACATTTTAATGCAAATTGGGTGAATACCTGATTTTTTTAATAAATTTGCAAATGTATAATCTTCAAATATATCTGTAGAATATATAGAAAAATTATGATATGAAAATTTACTAACTATATTTTGCAAAGATTTTTTACTTAAAAAATACATTGGTCCATAACAAAAAACCAAGGCTTGTAATGAAAATGTTAAATTTTTTAGCAATTTATTTGACACTTTAGATTGATGATGAGAAGATATAGTATCGTTGCACCAATATGCATGACCTACATAATCATTTTTATTAAATGTATCTATGTTATTATACAACTCTTTTAAATTGACAACTACATCATCGTCTATTTTAAATACACCTGTTATATCAGATGTCTCTGGCATATGTAAAAGTGCTTTATATGCACATGCTAATTTAAGAGTAAGATATTCATATGTATCAGGGCATTTTACTATTAATGTATTTTCATCTTTATTATAATGATAATCATTTTCAATTGATTCGTCACCGTAAAGAATAATATATGGTAATTTTACTTCTTTTAACCAATGTTTATCTCTAACCTGTTTTAAATTATTCTTATGTGTAAGTAATAATATGTAATACATTATTGCTAAATAAAATTAATTAATTTTAAATTAATATATTTCCAAAATCTAAAATAAAGATTAAGAATACAACAAGTTTTTACTAATAATAATGCAAAAGAAATTGAATAAGTTTAGAGAAATTAGTATAATGTTTAATTTCGTTTCTATCGTAATATTTCATTCTATATAGTTTATAATATGGATAATAGTAATTTGAGTATACTTCCGTTAGAAATCTTAATGTACGTTTTAAAATATACAGATGTAATAACGGTTAGTAATTTATGTTGTGTAAACAAATATTTTAACAATATGATAAATGATAATTTATGGAATATAATTGACAAGTTATATAAACACACTGATACAATTTTAATACCAAAGACTATATTGACATATAACAAGTATCTTTATTTAGTAGATTGGAATAATATAATAATGTATAATCAGGAACATAATAAAATTATACACGAAGATGTGATTATTTGGATTCCAGATATACAAGATTTACATATAATTGCAGTATATCAAACATTATCTGAAAAAACAATACGTATGTTATATAATAAAATAGATCGGTCAATTTTGTTATCAAAACAAATAGTTCCACTAGATATTATTTATTACATAATTAGTTCTTCACAGGATATATCAGTTACAGATTGGTTTAATATATGGTTATATCAAAAAGTAGATTGTGCATTTGTGACAACATTTTTCGATAAAGTAGAATGGCATGCTTTATCTATGAATAAAGAAGTAGTTTCAGTTGATTTTATAAATATGTTTGGAAAATATATTATTTGGCAAGAGTTTACAAAACATAGTATTCATGAAAATATATTAAAATACTATATAGATAAATTTGATTTTATATGTTGGAATAATATTTCTAGATATACAGAATTGTCAGATACATTTATGAAACTTCATTTAAAAAATTTAGACTTGGGAACATTGATAAGATATCAATCTATACCCCCAACTTTACTAAACGAAATAGTAGAGAACTTTAATGATAACGATATTGATTTTTATATGCAAAATATAGGCACATATCAAAAAATATCAAAAGAATTTATATGTCGTTATAAATATTATCTTCCACTTCGAGTATTGATACGAAATAAACATATACCTAGATCTGACATTCATACTATATACGGTAATATTTCTAGAATTTCTACAATAGAGTTTAATAACCTTTTTCTACAATAAATAAAATAATTCATTATATTTATTTTATTTATAAATAATATTAAAAATGGGGGCATCTCAAACTAAATCTGATGTTAGTATCAAAGAACTTAATCAAACAGATGTAAACATAACACAAGAAACATTTAATAAGATTAAAAATACGTGTGAACAAAGAACTAGTCAGAAAAATGTCCTTAATATTATTGGTACTAAAGTTAGAAAGTTGAATACAAACCAAAAAAATGCTGCAAAAAATACTTGTGTATTACAAACAGCAATTACATCCACAAAAGGATCACAAGCTAACAATGATTTAATGTCGTCTATTAAAGCTAAATTAGAACAACAAGCTTCTGCAGGTATTGGTCTAGCAAACGCTGAAAGTAAGACAAACATTGATAAACAAAACAAATTTAACTTTAATTCTGTTCAACGAGATGTCAATGAAGTTATTAGTGGTTGTATTATGGCTGTTGATCAAGAAAATATTATGAATATTGTTGGATCTGACATTGAAGACTCTACTCTTAATCAAGAAAATGATGTCTTAGCAGAATGTCTTTCTGAGGCTGGTGCAAAAGTAGAACAAGGGGCTGGTGCGGCTAATAAAACTAGTTCTACTACAGAGGCTGACACAAGTCAAGTTGCAAAAGGAATGAATCCTATAGCGGATTTTATGGCTGGTTTAGGAGCTTTAGGAGCAGCTGGTTCTGCTGGACCTATAATAAGTAGTTGTTGTATATTTTTATGTTGTATTTCTATTATTGTAGTATCTTTGCTTGGAGGAGGTGGTGGAGGTGGTATGCCCCAAATTCCACAAATGTCAGAATTGTCAGAAATGACACCTCCATCGTATTAAATAATTAAATTCTAACTTAAATTTTTTAATTCATAACCTATCAAATTGTTGGTGTTTTAGTCTTCAATCAAATCCATATTAGATAGTACTATACATACTAAACTACAAGTTTCTACTAACAATCCATTTGCGTATATACCATAATTACCATAATGATCTTGATTTTCTAATGCAATATGATAGATAGAAAATTCACCCTGTTGTTGATATGGTTGTGATCTTTCATCTATAGCTGCCATCAATCTATATTTATTATCTGTCATTTGTATTTGCCTCCAGATTTTATTAGTTTTTTCCTTTTGTATTTCTGTAAGATTATCAACTAAAATAGAATGACCACCTGTAATAAACAAATCTTCAGTTAATTCAGGATATTTATCTTTAGAACATTTGTACAATCTTTCCAAGGTACGTTCATTATTATCATAATTATTAATACTTGATTTGCCGATAAAATTAACCCTTAAATATCCATTATTTAATGTTTTTACCAAATCGTATTTTCTTATATTTTCAATTAATATATATACTTCTTGGTTATCTTTTAAACATAATATTTTTGTACCTTTTTTAAAACAAGGAGGTTCTGGTAATTTATAAGATGTAAAATAATAAGAACGTCCTGGTTTAAATAATTGATTTTCAATTGTGATATTTTCATTATTAATATCAATTGCAGTAACTTTACCATTAAACACATTATCACCCTGAGCATACCAACCTATTTGTACAATATTCGTTACTGGATTTGTATCTGGGTGATTTGTAAAAAAAAATCCAATATTTGAATCCACACCAGCTACATTTTGTATTTCAATTGTTATTGACATTATAATTGTAAAATAAAAAAAATTTACAACTGAAATTATATTAAATATTTTGTATTTATTATTATATTAAATATTAACTTAATTTTCCCAATTCATAACCTATCAAATAAAACAAATCATAAATAACAAAAGATTTTTTAGAAGAAGCCATTATAATGTCACGTATACTTTTTGTATTATTATAATCTGTAATAACTATTACTGTATATACGTCACCACATATTTTATCAATCATATTTAAATCTTTTACTTGTATATATTTATCATATTCTATATCACCATACCTTTCATTCTCTGGAAGATTACCTATTAATATTAACTGATAACCAACATCACTGTATTTTTTTAATGTACTGTTTAAATTTTTAAAATAATTATACCAATTTTGATTATTGATATCATATGAAACATTTTCGTAAATCTTACATGTTAATTCATCATATAATTTACTGGAAACGTTTTTACTAACAGATTTTTCACTAGATCCACTAATTGTAGAAACTAACCAAATTTTGTCAAATATTAAAGCCTGTTCTAATTTTAAATCTGCATTACAACAAGCTCGTTTTAAAGAATTAACGTTGAAAATATTATTTACATTACTATCCATATTCAATAATTCCATATTATATATTATAGAAGTATGTAAATTAACAGATAATATAGTCGTATTGTCGTGACTTAAACTCTTACAACACTTTAATATTTCACACGGATTCTTTGTATATGTTAAAATATCATTTAATATTATCACATCAAATTTACCAGATTCATTTAATAAAATTTCTGATATATATTCTGTCAAGACAAATTTATTATGTTTATGTTTTGAAAAAAAACTGTTATTATATAATGGTGAAACAGAAAATCCTTTAATATGATATTTGCTTACTTTTTCCAACAATTTGTCATAAATAACATCTAGCAATTTAGTATTAATATCATTTAAAACTAATATTTTAATATCCTGTTCCGGATCGAATTCCATTTCTGATATTTTTGATAAAACATATTCTGTAAAAGAATCATTATTATACTGTGTTTTTACATCTTTGTAATTTACAACTGGTAAAGACGATTGAATATGAAAACAATTTTTACAATACTTGTATTCTGGTTGTATACAATAGGATAATGCATAACCTAAATCATCATCTTTACACAATATACATTTAGATTCTTTGTTATTCTTTTCTTCAACTTTATCATTAAAGTTATCATTATCTACTACATTATCTACTATTTTTTCAGCGATAATTATATCTTTATCATCTTCCATTTTACATTTCTTTAATAAAAATATAAAATGTTTTAAACTAACTAATAGCATTTAAACCATTATTCTTTTAAATATATTTTTTTTTTCTTTTTAAACTAAACTTGATTGAACCATTTCTTTTACTAAATCTTCAAAACTATATTTTGGCAACCATTTCAACTCATTTCTTGCTCTTGAAGAATCTCCGATTAAACATTCTATATCAATATCACGATAATATTTTGGATTAACTTTTACAATTATATGTGGTTCTAAATCATTTTCTGTTCCTTTTCTAATACCTATTTCATTTACACCAGATCCTTGCCATACAATTTCAATACCAATTTCCTTAAATGCCAATTCAACAAATTCACGAACAGAATGAGTTGTATCATTAGATAAAACATAATTTTTTGGTGTTTCTTGCTGAAGCATTAAGAATATTCCATAACACATATCTTTTGCATGAGACCAATCACGTTTAGAATTTAAATTACCTAATTCTAATGGTTCAATTGAATTATTTTTATAATATTTTCCAACATAATTAGTAATTTTTTTTGTAACAAAAGTTCCACCTCTACGTGGACTTTCGTGATTGAAAAGTAAACTATTCACAACAAACATTCCATAAGCATCACGATACATATTACATAATTGTTGGGCAGCATATTTTGATATCGCATACACTGAACATGGATTTTGTGGTGAATCTTCATTTAATTTAAAACTACCATCTGTAATATTGCCAAAAATTTCACTAGTTGACGCTTGATATATTTTACATGTTTTTTCCATTCCTAAATTTTTAACACTTTGTAATATATTGAGAACACCTAGTGTATTTGCCTGAAAGGTATAATTCTCAATGTCATGACTCACTTTCACATGTGACATGGCAGCAAAATTAACAATATAATTAGGACGTACTTTTGTTATAATATTATGAATATTCATTGAATCTGTAAGATCACCGTAATGGAGATGTAGTTTATTAAAAATATGATCTATATTTTGAGTATTAAATGTAGCAGAACGTCTCATAATACCATGAATATTTTTATAACCTTTTTCTAATAATATTTCAAAAAAAAACGAAGAATCCTGACCACAACTGCCAACTACAAGCCACGTTTTATTTAATTCTTCTTTTGATTCCATATTAATCTATATTAATTAATGTTTTTAAATCAAATTTTTGAACGAAATTTTCAATATCTTTTATTAAATTAGATTTAAAATCAATTTCATTTTCCATACAAATTCTTGTACAAATAATTAATGGTATTGCTAAATTAGGATATTTTTTAATTGTAACATGTTTACTTTTTCCATTAAAATTAGTATTTAACTTACCACAACTTTCATAATATAAAATTCCTTTACCCCTATTATTCCAATCATTTTCTTTATTTTTTATACTTAATTTTTGATTTCTTTCCTCTGTATGTTTTTTTCCATGGAAAGCATAGTTTTCATTATTTTTATGATGTTCTTTAATTTTTTGTTTTATTTCATCTGTATGTATTTTTCCATAAAAAGCATTTTTTACTCCTAAATTTAATTCACGTAATTTTTGTTTAGTTTCTTCTGATAATTTACCAGTACCATTTCCGCCATTATCGACATTATACCCAAATTCTCTATTATTTGATTTATATTCTGTAATGTATTTAATTTCTAATTCATTCAATTGAGATTCATCACATTCTTTTAAAATTTCAAAATCAAAATTTTCTTTACCGTATTTAAATATAGCATTTGAAATAACCATCTTATTACAATGTTTTGTAAAATGTTCCGATTTTCGTCTTTTGATATTAATACTTTGACCAATATACTTTTTATTGTTCATTTTATTTGTTATCATATAAATACCAATTGTCATTGTAAATAATAAATGACAATTGATTTTAAATCAAAATTTTTAACGAAATTTTATCTTTTACTTTACGATGCTCTATTATTAAAACGCATTTAATTGATTTCTTGAAAATTTTAATTATTTGTTTATAATATAATATATAATATAATGGAACAACATTTACTATCTTACTTTATAGGTATTTTTATCGTGTTCGCTTCGAATGCTTATATGCTCTACAAACCTGATCAACCCTTGTTGACTATGCAACAACACTTCTACATTAACATTCTTGCAGCAGCTCTTATTGCATACTACTTTTTACATAAAGAAGCATATATTGCATTTTAAACAAATTTTAACAAACTTAAAACACTTTATAGATTATTTTTTTAATCTATAAATTAAAATATATATTTGTATTTGTATTTGTAAATTGTATTTATTCAGTATCATTTAAGCTATCTGAATCATCAGAATCATCAGAATCATCATTTGATTTTCTTTTATTTTCTGTAATATCTTTTTCTGTAATATTGTCTGATTCATTTAAATTTTTATTAAATTCATTTTCAGTACTATACACTTCATTAATACATTCTTTTTTAGGTAATAGTGAATTCCGAGTATAATAAGAATACACTGGTACAGCTAAAGTTGATGTTAAAATAGCAGCACCCAACTGACCTAATGTTTGCATAAATTGTTTCATAAAGATATCATAATATTCAGCACCAGAATTCTCGTACATTATTATATATTTCCTAAATATTTTTGTTTTTAAATAAGAATTTATTTGTAAAGTTTTAATTTGTAAAATTTTAATTTGTAAAATTTTAATTTGTATGGTAATAATAAGTAATGTCATATTGTGCACCTAGTATTGATATAAAAGATCATTATACATGCTTTGAATTTGATGAATTAAAACAAATAGCAACTGCGTTTAATGATTATATATTAAAAAATAAAAGTTGTCCAGCTCTAGTAAAAACTAAGAGTAAACAAAAAAATATATCTTGTAACCCAAAGATGCCAATAAAAATAGACAAAAAAACAAAACGTGAATTGTGGTATTCTATATACAAAAGATTAAAATATTTATGTCCTTATGAATACTGTTGGATAGATTTAGATTTTATTAATGAAATCCAAGATGAAAATTTAAAGGAAAAATTAATGTGGTTTACATTTAAACCAAAAATGACACGTACTCAAAATGCATGGCTTAGTACACAAGATATAAACAATGTGTTACAACAATATCAAGATATTGACCCAAGTTTTAAATTTTTAGGTGCTCTTCCATCTGATTTTTACAAAATAACAAACGTTGATTATTCTAAAATTTTTAATCATAAAAGAATTGCTGTCGTTTTTAATTTAGACGAACACGATCAACCAGGTAGTCATTGGGTAACATTTTTGATAGATAATACATCAAAAACATTAGAGTATTATGATTCTGCAGCAAGACGACCTAATAAAAATATACAATCTTTTATAGATATTATTTATAACTACATAAAATCACACGGTTTAGATTATAAACGTTGTTTTAATTCTAAAAAACACCAATATCAAAACAGTGAATGTGGCGTATATGCAATTTATTTTTTAATACAACGTCTTATAGGATTTGACTTTAATCATATAACCGATAATGTTATTCTAGATAAACAAATGAATAGATTTAGAAAAATTATTTTTCGACCAATAAATAAGCAAGTTAATAATTAATTTTTAAAAAATGATTAAACTCTTCGGATAAATACGTATTCTCGAAAATAGTAATATCACTCAAATTATCATATATCTTTATACGTTTAAATAAATATGTGATTATTTCATCATCACACTCTTTTAAATTATCATACAAATTACCCGTCCAATCATATACTACTACATATATATCCATGTATTTATACAATGTAAAAAACATTTTAGTTGATTCATCTAAACAAAAAAATAGCATATAAACTGGATGTTGAAAAATTTTTACACATATACTACTATTATCGTACATGTCAACATCATAAATTAAATATTTTCTCAAACGTTTTTTATATTCATCTTTATTAATCATATTTATTAATAAACATAAAATAATTTAAATAATTTCTTAACAAATAACAGCATTTCTTCGTTTTTCTATAATTTCACGTATTCTTTTTTGATATTTTTCAGAGATAGTTTTACTAAGTTCATGAACAGTATGAGATCCAGTTTTTATAAATATATCTGGCCAAATAGCATGACAAAAAAACACAAATGACGCTTTTAAACTAATAAAACTATACTTTATTGCATCTTTAAAATGATCAAAATATGTCTGGTTAGCAAACGCAAGATGTTTAAAATATACATCGTCTTCATATACAAATTCTATCGTTTCAGGTAATGCCTCAAATGAAACATACCTTTCATAATTTTTTTGAATAGCTACAGAATTTGTTTGTTTATTAAAATTTATTACTATATTGTCTTGATCATTGTTTTGATCATTGTCTTGTTCATTGTTTTGATCATTGTCTTGTTCATTGTTTTGTTCATTGTTTTGTTCATTGTTTTGTTCATTGTTTTGTTCATTGTGTAGTATTTTGTCATGCATATTATTAAACTTAAAACTTATGTTTTTAAATTACTTTCAAATTATTTTTAAATTATTTTTCTAAATTATATTTAATAAAGTTTTTAATTTTATCAATGTCATTTAAGGCGTATATATCAGATGATGAATATATAATTTTATTCTCTAAATCTGATATAATATCGAAAAAATATTGATTTTTGTAATTTTCAGTTAATAATTTGCAAATATTAATTATATAATCAATATCTTCCTTTGATGTACCAAAAAGGTAAACATCTTGTATTTTATCTAAAATATGTTTTTTACAATTTTTTTGAGTTGGTATATGTTCATAAATCATATATTATACACTTTGTAAAAAAAATATATTTAATTTCAATTTTTAAAATTGATTTATTTGACTTTAATTTAAAGATAATTGTTTGAGTTTTGTATCATCTACACAATTGTTCAAAATGTCTTCTTCTACTGTATTTTTAATTATAAATCTATGGATATCAATTGGGCGTTTTTGACCAAGACGATCAGCCCTACCAACAGCTTGTGATTCTATATCATATCTATATTCTTTACTACCATAGATTGGTTCTAATAATATAATTTTATTTGCTTCTGTTAAATTGATACCACTAGCAGCATTTCTTGATGACAATAAAATAATATTAATCGTATTGTCTTTGCAAAAAGTACTAATGGCACGTTTCTTTTGATATACAGTTCCATTACAAAAAACAATTTTAATTTTTTGAGCTGTCAACATTGTTCCTATCTTTTTTAACATTTCATCCCATTGGGAAAACAAAATAACCTTATCTCCAGATTTTAATTGTGTTTTCAAAAAATAAATAATATTTCCAATTTTAGTAGATTTTGTATTTTGTATAATTTTATCCAGATCTGTAATTTCATCTGTAGTCGTTTGTTGATCCTTTAATAAATACAATTCATTATTTTCCATGATTGAATTACAAGTTGGACATTTAATTTTACAAGAGTTTTGGTAATGTGATTGTACCTTGTGTGTTTCGTATATACAATCCCAACAAAATTTGTGACCACATTTTGTTATAGCAATACTTTCTTTATCTATATCATCTAAACATATAGGACAGGTTATTTCATTGTCATCAGAACGTAGATTTTCAATAGAAGATTTTAAATAATTAAAAGTTCTTTCAATTTCATCATAATTTTTTTTATGAAGTGTATGTTGACGTTTTGCAGTATTTAATTTTATACGCAATGTATTTACCATCTCTAATTCATTTTCATTTTCTGTAATATTGTATTTTTCAATTTCGTTTTCATAATGTTTAATGTCATCGTTTGCATTTTTATAACTTGTCTGTTCTTTTTCCATCAAACCTTTGTTATAATCCAACATACATTTTTGAATTTCATCAAAAGTTTTGCAATTTCTGATCATTTCTTTAGTATCTACATTTAGTTCTGGATGACAACATAATTTAATCAGAAAATTATAATAATTTGTTCTACTAGAATGTGCATAACTATCATATATAGATCTTTCTTGTGTAGTAAAATTTAATTTATGTATAAAATCTCTTATAATATTACCACTGTATTCATTCTTTATAGACTCTTTTGTATTTCTTCTAAATAAAAACTTGCAGTCATCAATAATGTTTGAATCCATACCTAGTTTTATTAACATTTCTGTATCCAACGCATCATTTGTATAATAATTAGAATTGTAATTTTCCACTCCAAAATTTGATATATATCCCATCAAATTTACAAATCCACTAACTTTATTTGCAAATGGAGTACCTGAAACATTCCATCTATATATACTCTTCAAACTTAAAATGGTCGATTTCAAAACACAACTTCGCATCATATTTTCTATTTCATGAACTTCATCTAAAACAACACGGTTCCAATAAAACAAATCCAAATAAGTTAACGCTTTTGAATTTAATAAACTACGTTTGTTTTCTATTGTCATATCACCTAAAATATCTACAGATATTTTTTCACCAATAAAACTTGCCAAATTACAATATGGTAATGGTTTATACTTTTTGTTTAATAAAAAGTTGTATGATATAACAACAATATCTGCAAACAAAAGGTCGCCAAATGTTAGATTGTCAAATTGATCACTTGTTACAATTAAAACCATTCTGTGTTTGTTTTTGAATTTAGAATAATATTCTTGTATCCATTGATCACATAAATGATTTGGACAAATAATTATAGACGCATTTGTTTTAATATATTCCTTTGAATCTTTATTACAAATATAATTTGTTATATCAAAATCTTCAAGATTCTTAAAATTAATACAACGTTTATCCACAAAAGGTGTACTTCTATGCTCCTTACAATGAATTTCATTAAATTTAGTTTTAATACAATTTTGCCCTTTTGATTTTCCACGTTTGTAAAAATAATTACACGTATCAGTAAATTCTACGTGTCTAGAATAAAAATCATCTGTTTTTAAATTGTCCTTTAAAATATGATATAGCATTACTAACGTTTTTCCTAATCCAACTTCTGAAATAATATTACCACCATAATATTTAAATTCTACTGATGTACTGTAGGTAGTTATATCAAAATAATTTGGAAATAAATTATTATTGTGTAATAAGAATTGATTATTTAATACACCATATGCAGGTGTATATTGATATTTAATAATATTATTATCATTTAAAATATCTTCTTCAATCTTGTTCATCCATTCAATATCTGCTAACTGATAATTGTATAATGAAATAGTATCTAATAATAATCCTGCATCTACATTTTTTAAAGAATCCAGAACAGTCGGTACAGTGTTTATAATACTTGATAATGAATTATTATTCTTATTCAACAATTCATTTAATTTTTGTTGAACCAAAACTTGTGTTATAATATTAGTTCTACATTCTCTTTTACACAATTTTATATTTTCTATTATTTTATTATTTACATAATACTTCATAAAATATTTGGGATTATCACCTTCCATTGTCTTTTCCACCCTTGCAACTAATACAGCCTTTGTGTGATTATTTGGTGCTGGTTTTATAAAAGAATTATGCCTAGAAACAACTCCTATAGGTTCAGCTTTCATTTCATCAATGGTTCTGTAATCCAAATATGGATAAATTGAGTATTCTTGATAATAATAATAAAATCTTACATAATTATCAAAATATTCTGTTTTTGTTATATTGTGCATATTAATATAGTTACTATTTCTATAAGCCTCTGGTATATCATTCGCATCTATAATATACAATTTCTTGAATTCACCGTATATTAATCTAAAATTCGCATCCTCAATAGGTTTATTTAAAATTATTTCTTTACTAAAAATTTTAGTAAATGATCCATTTAAATAACATAAATCCATATCTATATATACATTTAGTATAACAATTTTTAAATTAACATTAAACAACTTAATTTAAATAGCAATTAAACTTTGATTTTAGGTAAAATGTATTGGCGAAATAATATATAAATTACCAATAACAAAAAACATCTAACTACCGTTACTAAAATTAACGAATCAGTTAATTGACCACCTATCCCAGGTAAATTTTTGATATATGGATCAAAATCTGTCCTAGATGATACGATTAAAACTAGTAATAATAACAAGTTATCTTCATTAACTTGATTTTGAATAAATGTTAGAAAACTCTCGTTTTCTTTTTCAGTAGCTTTTTCCTTACTATCATCTTCAAATTTCACACGTTTTTTAATATTCAACTGAATATTTGATTCCTGAGGTGATTGTCTGTATATCTCTGGATTTACACGTGGTTCGATTGGTTGGCTATTTTGTAATGTATTTTGTCTTACAATATCATCTTCATATTGGTCTTTATTTTGATGGCGAAAATTATTTTGGATATTGTTTAAATCATTACGGACTTCTTCAGGTATAGGACCTGGTAAGTCTTCTATTTTTGTAGACATTGACATAAGCGAGGATTATATAATAAATTAATGAAAAAAAATAATGAAACCAAACAAATAATACAATCTTATTTTATCTAAAACCCAGCATTAAAATACATCGCAGTCGTTTCATCAAAATCACTTGGTTTAACAGTAAATGACTCGAAGAATTTGTCACCCAATAATTCCAAAGGTGTAGGTAACTTGAACAAGTCCTCTGTACCATTAATTAATCTACCCTCACTTATATATAATGGTTCCATTGTACTCTTTGTAGAATTTGTATCCGTATAAGAATCTGACTCTGATTCTGTATAAGAATCTGATTCTGTATCTGTATCTGATGAACTTAAAGTTAAATCCCTTGCTAATTCATCCAAATTATCACTATCATCTTCACCTTTATTTGTTTCTACTTTTTCTTTTTTATCATTTTCACTCTTTCTTTCACTTTTTTTATTACTACTACTACTGCTACTACTACTACTGCTACTGCTACTGCTACTACTGCTACTACTATCAGTACTGTCCGATGATGTTGAGTCATCGTCTTCAGGAATGACTTCTCTTGGATATAATTGAATAATCCAATCGAATAATTCTTGAGAAATATATAAATCTAGTAAAGAAGCCAGGAAATAATGTACATCGTATACTTCATTGTAATTATATGGTACATTTAAATCTTCAGGATCTTCAGTTTCTTCAACACGACTTGGATCAATTAATGTCTTGTGATTTTTTTTATCATAATCATATGGTCCTATTATAAATTTATTAGGATAACATTCTGAAATTTTATCAGAATAGACCATTGAAAATTCAAAATCCCATAATTTAGGAATTACACCAGTATTTTTTATATAATACGTTTTATTTGCTATAGTATACACAAAATAACCACCTGGTGTAATAGAATCATCTATTAAAATATTTCCATAATGAAAATCATTGTGCATCATACGATAATAATGTTGTATAATTGAAATTGTATAGACTAATTGAAATACAATATTTTTCCACTGTTCATCTGTAATTTCATTATCATCTTCATATGTATTGTAAACCCAATTATCCAAACTTCCACCTTCCACAAATTCAGATATTAACATATTCGAATGTGTTCTTATTTTTTCCTCAACCTCTAAACGTTTTAAATTTAACATTTTTAATGCTTTACTTTTGTTTGTTATTTTCTGCGTACCTAAATAATACGCAATATGAGGAGAAATGTTCTTGTTAACTATATTTTCTGTTAATTCCTTTAATACTAAATTTTCTAAATTGCAAGGATGTTCGGATTTATCATATTTTGTTTCTATAGGTACCACTTTTAAACCAAATCGAATTCCAGCTGTTATTTTGTTATATGTACTTTTACTCGCTTTAAAGGGATATCCTTTAACTTCTGATGTATTTTTAACTTTTACAAGTTGTGATATGTTATCTAGGCCAAAACGTTCTTTATTTTCATCAAAAAATATACGTTTTTTTTTGATTTCGTGGCGAATATGCTGCAAGTGTTTTATTTTTTTACCTAGTTCATGCAAAATTTTTGGCGAATTAGATCTAATATCACTTGATTCTACTTTTTTGTCCTTGTTAGACATCAGTTTTAATGTATTTTTTTATTTTAGTTTTAATCATCTAACGCAAAAAATAAATATAATACTATCGGTTTAATTTAAAGTTTTATTTATAATATTATATAAATTGTATTAATGAGTAAAATCGTACAAATAAAGATCTTCAATGATATATTAGACCAATTTTTTGATTATTTAGAAACAAATTTTCTTATTTTCAAATCAGACATTATTTTAACACGAAGTACGGTTGATTTTATAAGACGTAGCAATCCTAGAGTAGTAGTCGAAGGATATATGAGTTATATTAGTCCATATGAAAAATATATATTTGAATGTGATGAACAGTTTTTTTTGAATTTCGATGTTAATTTACAAAAAATTGGTCTTACGTCTGATGATATTTTATTTGGAAATAAAATTAGAAACATTTGGTTATCCAGTGGTACAAATGATAAACAAAAGGCTTATATATGGTTGTATTTTCAAAAGTTATTACGTGCTGGTAAACGAGTAATGTAAATGTAAATGTAAATGTTAATCTAAAATAACTTAAGTATATATTATATTATTTTAGTTGAATTGATAAAAAATAAGAGTCATTTTGTTGTATCCAATTCGAAACTTCTAATAAATCATTATTTAAATCAACTCCTTCATCACCATATTCTTGACAATTTAAACATAATCCACCATTCCCATATATTAGACAATGTAAGCATGTATTTATATTAGTTAAACATATATCGCATAATCCTATTTCATCGATAAAGCAAAAATAACAAAATGTTCTATTCATATAATATATCAAATGATCAAATGAATGATTATTTCATTTTTTAATAGTTACAGTGCGGTAATCGTATTAATCTATTTTACCAAGTCTTGTTAATAATGGCAAATAATAAACAACTAAACGAAGTAGAAAATCAAATTGCTAATGTAACATTGGTTGAACAACAACCTACAATTGAACAACAACCTACAATTGAACAACAACCTACAATTGAACAACAACCTACAATTGAACAACAACCTACAATTGAACAACAACCTACAATTGAAGAACAACCTACAATTGAACAACAACCCGTTGAACAATCCGTTGAACAATCCGTTGAACAATCCGTTGAACAATCCGTTGAACAATCCGTTGAACAATCCGTTGAACAATCAGATGAAAAAGAGACACTTGACGAGACAAATGACAATCATATAAATCCGATGATTGAAGGTGAATTAATAAAAACATTAACTAAATTTTTTAATGAAATAGATTTGGTATTTGATTATGTTGATAAGGGTATTGTGGGGAAATTAGAAAAATTTTTAAAGCATGTTAGTAATCCAAATAATATGAAAGTATTTGTTGAAGAAACAGTTCCAATCTTGAAAAAATACGAGGAAAATATTTCAAAAGTAATAGCTAAAAGAAGAGTGAGAACAGCTGAATATGATTTTTTAAATGATATTGTATTATTCAAGGGGTTGTTAAAATTTGATGTTTTTAAGGATGAAAATAAGAATACAAAATTAAGTTTAGTGAAATATTTGCATACAATTTATATGTCAGTATTTGTTTTACATTTTGGTATGGTAAGTGGTGATGTTGATTCGTTGACACATCATTTATCAGGGTTTGTAAAGGGTATTCAAGACAGAATATCAGATGAAAAATTATCTCAACAATTATCTAAAAAATTATCTAAAAAAGACAAAAGAATACGTGAATTGTCAAATGATTTACCATTACCGACATCTTCTGGGCCAAATTTTGGAAATTTGATGGAGTCATTAATGCAAAATAATGATATTATGAATTTGGCTACAGATTTAAGTAGAGACATTCAAACTCAAAATTTAGATCCGATGATGTTGTTAAGTTCCATAATGTCTGGTAAACCTAATGAAACTATTCAGAATTTGGTTTCAAATATAACAAATAAAATAGAATCAAAAATTAACAATGGTGAGATTGATAAAACTATGTTAGAAGAACAAGCTCAAAGTATAATGAATACTGTACAGAATTCTAATGGTGACATACAAAAAATGTTTGGCGGTTTAGATTAATTTAGTTGTTGATCTTAAAATCATTTATTTTATATATATTATTTTATATATAATTTCATAAAAATTTTTTTAACGGATAATTGTAATATGAGTAATAAGATTAGTAAAGTTCAGGCTACGAAATCTGATAAATTTTGGTATCATGATATGTCTATTATTATTCAAAGTAATAGATTAACAGAATTTTTTCCAACAAATGATCAAACTTTAGAAGAACGTTTTAATGCTCTTGTTAGATTATCGTTGTATTCTTCATTAATTTTATATTATTATCATCGAAATTACAGGTATTTTAGTATTTTTATTGGTACTTTGTTATTAACTTATTATGTATATACAAATAATCCAGAAAAGAGCTTAAAAGATGATGTTGACATAATATATAAATCTAAAGAACAACAAACTCAAAAACCAAAAGTTCAAGACGATCGATTAGAAAGTTTAGAAAATATAGAAAAACCAATTTGTACTAAACCAACATTGGATAATCCTTTTATGAATGTAACTATGAAAGATTATCTTAATGTTGATGAAAAAACACAACAAATAGTAGATAGACCAAAGGCATGTGATACAACTGATGAAAGTGTAAAACTCTCAATGGACGAAATGTTTAATCATAATTTATTCAAAGATGTAAATGATGTATTTGGTAAAATGAATTCGCAAAGACAATTTTACACAATGCCTAATACAACTATACCAAATGCACAAGATGATTTTGCAAAATGGTTATATGCAAATCCAAAGACTTGCAAGGAAGATCAAGAATTCTGTCTACGATATGAAGATGTACGTGCTAAAAGACCAGTTTTTGTTGATCCAACGCAAAATCCAGTTAATACAAAAAGAGAACAATAACTTAATGTAAAATACAAACTGAAAACCAAAACGCAGTGCAACTTGACCGCAAAATAGATCGTAAAATGAATCGTATATATAATTATATAATTAAACTACAATTATATATATAATTTTTAAACTACATAAACTTAAATAACGAGACCACGTTGTGCTAAATGTTCTCTAGCTATTTTGGCATTTTCAAGATCTTGATTTAATTCTTCTATTCGTTTTTTGATATAATCTGTTTTATCTCGAATTTCCTCCAAAAAGACTAACTTTTCAGCTGATCGTATCCCTTTGTTAATTAACAAACGTAATTCTTCTTCTGTTTTGCTAGGAAAATCTATATTTTCAAGTGTTTCTTTTGCTTTAATAAAAAAAATATAAACAATAAATAGGGCTAGTAAAATGTACAATATATCAATATTACCTTTATCTAACATTTTAGTGTATATTATATCCCTGGAAATTAAATTTATGTGAAAAAATAAAAAATTAATTTAATTTTGTTTAAAAAATAATTGAATAGTTATTGTAAGCATAATATTATTAAGATGAGTTACGATTATGATTTACATTACCACCACGAATTAATTTTAGATAAATCAAAATACAAATCAAAGGGTCTTACTGGTTTGATAAATTTAGGAAACAAATGTTTTATGAATTCTATTTTGCAATGTTTAAGTAATACTTTAAAATTAACTGATTACTTCTTATCTGCTAAATATAAGGAGGATGATTCTGATCAAAAAAATAAACGAAAAAGTGAATATTACCTTGTATTAAGTTATCTTAATTTAATTATAAATGCATGGGAAACCAATCAAGTTTTAAAACCTAAATCATTTGTTGAAAATATAAGTAAATTTGTACCAAAATATTTTAGATTGGATCAACAAGATTCACACGAATGTTTAGTGTATGTATTGGATTATTTGCATAAAGCATTAAGTTATGAAATAGAAGTTGATATTACGGGTACAGTTAAAAATGATACTGATGTGCTTATGAAACAATCACTCGAACAATGGAGTAATTTTTATAAAAATGGTTATTCTAATATTATCGAAACGTTTAATGGAATGTTTTATAACAAAGTAAGTTGCCAGAATTGTGAATTGAAAGAAAATATTTTCGAACCATTTAATTCATTTAGTTTGAACATACCTATTGTTGGAACTACAAATTTAAAAAATTGCCTAGATACATATTTTAATGAAGATGAACAAATTAATAGTTGGAAATGTGAAAAATGTAGTGGTCAAGGTTGTGTTAAATCAATTAAATCATGGTCCTTACCTAATTATTTAATAATCCACTTAAAACGTTTTACAAATAATGGAGAGAAAATTCATACTAATATAGATTTCCCTATTGACGATTTGAATTTAACAGAGTACATTTCTAGTGATAAAAATGATCCAAATAATTATATATATTCTTTGTATGCTGTTAATTATCATTCTGGAACTACTGGAGGAGGACATTATTGGTCTGCTTGTAAAAATTTAGATAAAAATTGGTATTCATATAATGATAGCGATGTTAGTAAATTACAAAATACTAATCTTTTGTCAAAAGATGCCTATATCTTATTTTATTACAGAAAGTACATTAAAAAATAAAAAGGCTTCTTACATTTAGACATTTATTAATCAAATGACATTTCAAATGAAGATTTATCCTTTTCATCTAACAAATCAATTAAATTAAATGGCAATTTATGAAGATTAATATTATCATCTTTAATTATGTTAAATGACCATTCAATTCCTGGAATATAACCAATTAATTGTTTCCTAAATTTAGTAAATTGGTAAGCTAATAAATTATTATTATTTATAATTTTATCTTTAAAATTAAAACTTGACCAAAAAGATTTTGTATAAATCATATTACCAAGATCTGGGATTCGTTTAACAAAATCATTTTTGCTATTTGGATTATAAGAATGTGAGTCAATTGATGCTAATACACTTTTATTAGATAAAATATAGCATTCAACTATATTTTTAAAATTGTTTTTAAAATAAACATTTGTATCAAATAAATGGCACAATAAATCATATTTACAATATTTTATAGCAAGATTTAATTTATATCCAAGAGAAAATGTGTATTGATCTGAATTATTATCCTTCATCTTCGATTTTTGTGGTACATCAGGTGTTTTAGGTTTAATATTGACAAAACGTAAACGGGCATCGTTTGGTAAATGTTTTTTCAATCTTTTTTCTGCATCTGTATCATCTACTATAACTAATTCTATTTTATCTGTAGGATAATCAAGTGATAAAAATGTATATAATGTATGTAAAAAAAGTTTAGTATCAGTAATACAACAAATAAAACTAATAGAAGGGTACATATTATATAATTTATCTGGGGTATATCGTTGTTTTATAATATCAAATTTACTAATTAATTCTTTATAATTCAGCATTTCACAATTTGTAGAATCGTTTTGTATTAATTTAACAGTTTGTGTTTTATCTGTAATTTTTATATTACGTGACAATGGTTCTGAAAAAAACATATTTTGAATACCATAGACATTTAATTTGTTAATACCCTTTATAAAATCATTCCAATTTTTACTTGATTTAATAATATTTTGGATCGTATCTAAAGAATATGGATTAATTAAAAAATGTCTACTATCAAGTACTTCTACGCGTTTCCATGCAAGATTACCACTATTGTAATTAATTTTATCTAATGTATATTCTAAAAATACAATGTCCCATTTATCTGGAAATTCTGGAATTGACAAAAAATCTCGAATTAATATAACATTATCATCAGTCAATACTCCAAGATAATTAGGATTTTTATAGTTAAAAGATCTTTGTTTTATTTTTATATCAGACAAAAATTTTGATATCAAATGTAATGATTCTATTGCAAAATCTGATTTGTAATAATTGTATTCAAAAAGTTTACGAATGTTATTTTTACGAAAACGTTTTTGTAAACGTTTTGAATTATCAGATTTTTCTCGAGATATTAGTAAATAATTAGAGTTCATTATTAACTATATGTTATATAAAATTAACTAAAATAAAACGTAAAGTTAATGAAACGAGATATGGATCTAACGACTGTTGGATAAAAATCAAAATTAATTACATAATAAAAAGAAAATTTATATATTTATATATAATATATATAAAGTAATGAGTGATACCAGTACAGTCGACAGTATTTGCTTTAGAAGAAATGATTTTAATCTATATGCATTTATATTGTTTTGTATAATAATGTATTTGTGTTTTATTCTTAAAAAATATAAAGAAACATTTATAGAAACTACATCAAACAATGCTAATGCTGGATTAAAAAGAGAACAATTATTAGAACGAGTTGAATTATTACAAGACAAACTGTTCTCTTGTCAAACTTCTCAACAACAATGCCTAGGAGATTTACAACAGACACGTCAATATCTACAACAATCGCAAAATGTACCTGTCAATAATAAAGCAAATGCAAATATTGCATTAAATAGATTATATAATCCACTTTCTCCACCAGAAAGAAGCTATCCATCTGGTAGATTGAATACTCCAGGTACATCTGACTTTCAACAAATTGGTATTGTATATAACAATACTGAACGTTTACCATTATTTGGTAGACCAAAATATCCAGGTAGAACTGAAAAGTATGAATATTATATAATTGACGAGACCAGAAATAGATTAAAAATACCTTTTAAATCAAAAAATGACAATGAATTATATGATGGTGATACAATTCGCGTTGATATATTAAACAATGATTACACTGTAAAAATATACGAATACGATCAATTTAGATATAATCCAGATGTTTTGTAAATTTTAAAATTTAAATTAATATATAATAAGTTAAATTTTTAATGAAATGTACCAGATAAGATATTTTGTTCATTATCGTTAAGAACATAAACAATGTTTACTTTATCATATGCTGCTAATTCTTCTACTCCTTCTTTTGAAATAAATTTAAGTTTATAAATACCATCTCCATCTTTTACTAAATCACCTACATGCATTTTACCTTTTCGTTTTGTGTTTTGTAAAAATACAGAGTATTTTTGTTTAACTGAATTTCTTGGAGCTTTATCATAAATATTTCCATCTAAAACAAGCAAATTACAATAAATTTCTAGACGGTAAACAAATGTACCATCTATTGCAGATACAAAACGTTTAGCTTGACCAAACATCAGATTGTCATCTTCTGGTGCTAAAAGTGGAATACTTTGATAACTTGATTCTTGTGCGGTTTTAAAAGAATACATTTCATCATTGCTGAAATTTTCTATATTATTCATATTACTTTTACATTTGCATTTTCCATCTAAACATTTACACATCATATAATTAATATTACCTCTACCTCTACCTCTTAATGTCACTGGAGCATACATAATTTGATCAGAATCATCATATGGTGGTAAAATTGCGTTTAAACACGATATTAAAAGACATAAGAATAAAATTATCAAGGAGAATGCTAAAGTCATTCTTATATTAAAAGACATACATTGTAAAACTTCCTTTGAATTAGTTGTAAAAAAAGAACTAGCAGTGCTTTCTGTTAATTGAGTACCAATAGTGTCAGTTGCAGAAGATAAAGACATTATATATATAATATATTATAAAAAAAAAATCGAGTAATTTGGAATATATATGTGTTGATTAATTTAGAAATATATGTATTGATTAATTTACAAAAAAAGTTGCAAACATAATAACACACTATACAATATGTAATTATTATTAGCATTATTAGAAGTAACAGGTGTAAGTGATGTAGGTGTAAGTGATGTAGGTGTAAGTGATGTAGGTGTAAGTGATGTAGGTGTAAGTGATGTAGGTGTAGAAGTAATTGTATTAGGTATAAGTGATGTGGTATTAAAACAACTAACTCGAATTGATTCAATTGATAATACGAATGGTTGTTCTTTCCAATCAATACCTGGTCCAGCCCAAGATGATGGTTGTGCTTCCCAAATACCAAATTGTATTTTACTAGTGTCATCTGGATACTTTTCTGTTTGATTTTTATACAACTTTCTCAAAATATTATTATTAAATCTCCATTCGTAATGATCTGGTGTCCAATGGATTGTATATGTATTATAAAAATCAGTCAAAGGTTTGAAATTCCTATACATTTTAGCATTCTTGTCAAAAACGGGATTTCCTTTGTAAAAGTAATTTGTTTGAATAATGTTTGTTTTGTTATTAGAATTTTGTACAAATTCAAAATCAATTTCATCTTTGTTTTCACCCATTAATATAAATGATGAAACTACATTTTTTCCATTCGATACTCGCATTTTAACATCTACTGTTCCATAATGTAAAAAGTTGCCAATAGTTAATCTTGTTCCTTGGCTTTTATTTTCATTAGATTTTGTTAATAACAAGTTAAGGAAACCACTTTGTTGACGAATATTATCAGAGTTGTAGTCTACCAATAAACCTTGAGATGTATATGGTTTTGTTTTATCATATACAAATGGTGTACATTGCGTCTGTGCTAAAACAAACTTTGAAAAGTAATTGATCATTATTGCATAATAATAAACGTTAGACATATATAAGCTTATTATTATTATTATTATTCATTTTTTATATAAATCTAATTCATTCTTTATGGTTTTTTTGGAGCTTCGGCTGGAGCTTCGGCTGGAGCTTCGGATGGAGTTTTTTTCTTAGATGTTCTACGACCTAAGTTCATACCACTACGTTTACCAATTTTTACACGATCATCGCCTCTATAAGATTCCTTAGATTGGTAATAAAAAACCCATACTGCAAATAAAACTACCAAAATTAAAATTATAGTGTCTCTATCTAAATTCATTTATAATATAATATAATATAACTAAATAAAATAACTATTTATTAATACGCATACAAGATTTTATAAATATTTTTACAAATATTTTTACAAATATTTATTTACATAAAAAAATGATTTAAAAATATAGTTTATTATAGTCTATAACAATTGTACATGCAAATTTTTATAAAAACCTTGACAGGGAAGACCATTACATTGGAAGCAGAATCTTCTGATACTATTGAAAATGTTAAAGCTAAAATTCAAGACAAAGAAGGGATTAACAAATAATGGAGGGGTCCCGAAAAACAGCGTGCTATAAACATTTAGGCTCTGTTTATAGGAAAACACTTGTAGTCCTATTTTTAATAAACTCAGCTGTTAGTAAAGCAAGCGAAACTTACGCTTCTTTGCGAGACTTTCAAATTGCGGGAACCTCCTTAGAGTCTTAACTACCATTTTTATATAGTAATATATAAAAAGACCACGGATAATACCCGTACCCGGTAAAAATGTTAAGAATTGGACAATCCGCAGCCAAGCTTCCTAATCAATTATGATGGAAGAAGGTTCAACGACTAAACGGAAGTCGGTAAATCTATTATAGATTTGCTTAAGATATAGTCTACTCCTTATAGGAAACTATAAGGTATTGGTGTCCTCCGGACCAACAACGTCTTATTTTTGCAGGAAAACAATTAGAAGATGGTCGTACATTGGCAGATTATAATATCCAAAAAGAGTCAACTTTGCACCTTTAAGGATTTGAGGTGAATAGTATTTAATTAAAAGTTAATGCTAGTGAATTAATATCTAATATGTTAATTTGCGACACATCTTGTTGTTCTGGAAACTCCTTAGAGCCCTAAATACCACTTTTAATTGGAAACTTTTAAAAGGAACACGGTTAATGACCGTACCCAAAGGTAATAATTTTAGGGATTGGACAATCAGCATACTTACTATCTAAGAGCGTTATGTTAGCTTATGATAGGGTGTCAGAGACTGAACGGATGTGGGTTAATAATGATAGTGTAAACAACTTGAATTAGCTTAAGATACAGTCCATCCCATTAGGGAAACTTAGTGGTAGTGAGGTTTTACGATTACGAGGTGGGAAATAGAAACTGAATTTATTTCTTATGTTGTATATATTTTATTAATGTATACAGGATGGATATATGTTAAAAAAATTCATATTTACAATTATTTATTATTTCTTGATTTTTAATAACATATCTTAATTTTTCAAGAGTGACATTTAATTTTGTATACAATTCTTTCATAGATTTGTAAATTATAATTTCATTTGTTTCAGTATTTGTTTCTTTTACTCGTTTACTATTATTTTTATTTTGAGTATCATTTACATATTCCCATTTATATTTATCACATACTCTATTATTTTTTATACAATTTCTTAGTGTACAACGAGATATACCACGTTTTTCATATAATTCTTTCATAGTTTGATAAATTGTAATTTCATTTGTTTCAGTATTTGTTTCTCTTATCTGTTTACTATTATGAATTTCGTAATTAACAAATTCATCTGGTATGTCGCTAAGTATACTATAAGATGATTCATTTACATAATAAAACTCGTTTAATATCTTTTCTTCTTCAATATATCGATTTAATTTGACAAGTCCTATATGTAAAAGTTTACATAATTCAGATTTTGTTGGATATATTTTTATAAATTTTTTATTTTTATCTAATTGAATCACCTTTTCTATTTTATTACCATCTATAACTATTTTGTTTGTTGGATTTATTTTTTCACCATTATAATTCCATCTAAAATCTTTATATACATTGTTTTTTTTTATACTTCTATATATTCCATTGTAACTAAGCTCAGGATTTTTTATTATGATGGAATTAATACATTCATAAGTTTCTATTATTTGTAATGTTGTAGGATCTATTTTATCAACTTGACGTTTTTTATATATTCTATCTTCAACTGTATCTTCATTTTCAATAAATGGTTTGATTTTGTTGTCACCGTCACCTAATTTATAATCGAATATTGTTTTTTCTAAATTTTCTATTTTATTTTTTAGTTCATTTATCTTTTGAGACTCGTCTTCTAATAGTTGTTGTTTTAATTGTACATTTTCATTTTCTAAATCTATAATTTTATTTTTTAATTTTATAATTAAAAGTTTTTCATTTTCGAGATCTTTATTTAATTCTATTAATTTATTTTTAATCATCTGTATATCATTCACTTTTAATAATTCTGTTTGTTGTTTGTCATTAATTGTTCTTTTTATTCTAAATTTATATTGTTCTAAATAATCTATTAATAATCGTTCCAACATTTTATTATCTTTACTTTCAATACAATATACCAGTTCTATATCTTCACTAATTTGATTTTTATGAGCTCTTAATCTTGTTACTATATCATCTGTATAACCAAATTTATATATAATTTCATCGTTTAATATTATTTTTATTAAATATACCAAACATCTTTTATTGAAACTATTTTTTAATGTCATTTCAACTTCACGTTTTGTTAAATGTTTTTGCTCTTCTAAGAGTAATTTTTGATTTTCTAATTGTTTTTGTAATTCTTTTGATTGATTAAAAATTATATCATCTAATATATCTCCTACCCACTCTCTAAAATTTTCTGCTATTTTCTTTTTACTACTGTAAAGCAACCTATATACTCCATGTGAACTTAAAAATATAATATCTTGTGGACCTCCAAGGGTGTCGCATTTACGTACACCCTTTTCTTTACTTCTAAAATTTTGTATAGATGATCTAATATTCGTAATTTCCAATGCTTTTGCTACATCACTTCCTCTAAAATAATATTTATTATCTTCGTCTTTTATGATACTAATATTATTATTTTGAAATGCTTTAACAATACAATTTGGATCTGTTATTTCTGATTCCATAGGGAGAAAGTGTTATATCCTATTATAATTTTATATTTTTAAATTAAAAACGCATTATTTTAAAAATAAACTGGCAAATATATATAATGTTACGACATTTAACATAATTTCATGTTCGCTTCTACCTGCATTTTGTTTTTTTTCCCTAGGGATAATTAACAACTTATAGTCTTCATCTAATGTAAAATTACTCTTGATTGTTTTCATCGCATTACCTTTATTCGCAAAACCTAAATTTTGAACGAAAGTCGTTATTAAATAAAATTTTAACTAAAAATCGTCAGAATCAAAGGTAATTTTTCGTTCTTCTTCTGTTGTTCCTACATTTGATCTTTGATAACTTGTAACTGTATTTTCAAAAAAGTTGACTTTTTCATTTAAACTGATCATCTCCATAAAAGGGAATGGATTTTGTGTATTGTAAATTTTGTTATATCCAAGTAAAATGAGCCAACGATCTGCTACCATTTCGATATATTGACTCATTAAATTACAATTCATACCAATAAGTGATACAGGTAAACTTTCTGTAATAAATTCTTTTTCAATTTCAACAGCTTCTTTAAAAATACTGTGAACTACATCTTCGTCCAAACGATTTTCTAACATTTTATACAAAGATATAGCAAACTCTGCGTGGAGATTCTCATCGCGCGAAATAAAAGAATTGGCAGTACTTAGTCCAGGCATAAGACCTCTACTTTTTAACCAATAAATAGCACAAAAACTTCCTGAAAAGAAAATCCCCTCGACACATATGAATGCAAGTAAACGTTGTGCAAAACTAGGTCTTTCTCGTGTTAAATAGCCGAGTGCTTCTATATGATCATGGCGTAATGGTCTATCAGCACAATCATTTCCTTCAACTAAAAATTTATAACTTTTCATATACTTTTCAGGTATTGCTTGTTGTAATGTAGTGCCTTCTTCAATCCATTTAATAGCCCAGTCTGATTTTCTTTTAACAGCTGGAATAGTTTCTACTGCGTTAAATAATCTTGATTTTTCATCTGTATTAAGAACATATGTGTCTATTAATAATGAATATGTTTCTCCATGAATAGCTTCTATCATCATTTGAACAGAATAAAATTGGCGTGCTTCTGGAATTTGTACTTCGTTATAAAAATTGACAACTAAATTTTCATTTACAATACCATCACTGGCTGCAAAAAATGCTAATATGTTTTTAATAAAATGTTTTTCATTTTCATTTAATCGATTGTTCCAATCTACTAAATCATCCGTTAATTTAATTTCCTCTGCTGTCCAAAAAGTCGACAAGTGTTGTTTATAAAATTTCCATAGATTATGATAATGAATTGGAAAAACAGTATAACGAGAACTTCCTTGATTTTTAATAACAGATTCCATTGTAAATAAAGAGTATTACTATTTAAATTTATTTTTTTTTTACCGAATTTTATAAATAAAAAAATGTGCATTTCGACTTTTTTTATTTATTTGCATAGAGTAAAACATTAATATTATTTATGGTTTTATCTTTGAAAATAATTGGCTATTATGAACATAATAATTTTGGAGATGATCAATATAAATTATCAATGGATAAATTGTTCCATACGTACTTAAGTAGCATCGACTACGAAATCTATTTTTTAGATTGTGATAAAATTTATAAAGAAACTTTTTTAGATACAGATATAATCATCATTGGTGGTGGTGATATATTGAATCCATATTTTCTTAACAAAATTAACAGTAAATTTCTTGGTAAACCCAATTTAATAATTGGTCTATCTATTGGATTACCATATACTAAAATTCTTATAGAAACAGCATTACTCGAAAGGATTGATTACATATTTATTAGAACAACTCAAGATTTAAATATTTTTAATCAATATTTCTACGATGATAGAATTTATTATATACCTGATGTATCATATATTTTATCAAACAATTATACATTTACAAAAAGTTTATTAGAATCTGGATGCGAGGATACTGGTAATATAAACTTGCAATATTCAAAGTTCATTAAAAATTCATCTCAATTGCGTAACGGTCATCAAGAAATGTACATTAAAACTATTTTAAAAAGTTTTGATAAAAAGAATAAATTATTAGGTATATGTTTATCTAGGCATTTTTATAATCAAAATTACCCAAATGAGTACAACAAGATACTCGCTGGGTTAGTTAAATTTGTAACGACAAGTGTAAAAGATTCTGGGTATAATGTTGTTTTTATACCTTTTAATACAAATTCGGTTAATTCTAATGAGGATGATACTGTATTTGCAAAAGAAATAATTCAAAGTTTAGATAATGATGTAAAGAGTAACATATTAAATATAACGGATAAATTATCAAACGATGAAATGAATTATATATTCAGTAAGTTGCATTTATGTATAACAATGCGATTTCATTCTGTATTATATTCTATTTATAATTCTGTTCCTTTTGTTTCTGTCTATACTACACGTAAAATCCATAATTTACTATTAGAAATAGAATGGCCATATTGTTATCGTTTACCAGTAAATGATCTATTAGTCCCAACGGATTTTGATCAAAATATATTATTAGAAAAAATATTAAAATTAAAGAGTTTTAATGAATTTAGACAAAATATTTATCACAAGTTATTACATATTAATACAAATTTGTTTGGTAAAATGTTCTTTAGAAATGTACAAAAATTAATAGATATCATTTTATGTAGACGTAGCACTAGAAATATAAATGTAGAAGGGCGTTTAACAAACGAAAAAGTAAACGTTTTAATTGAAGGTACATATGAAACAATTGTAGAATTCGCAAAAACACGTGGATATTCTGATTATAGAAGTATAACGGACATTGAAACTCGTGAAATTGTAACGAGTATTATTAGTTATAATCTAATTGGATTAATAAATTCTGATTACAATTACGGAATGAGTGAGAAAATGTACGATTTATCAAAGGAATATAATTACAAGAATGAATGGCGTTGGATAATAAACGATCATATTAGTAAAGATAGACGCAATATCGTTAGTAATCAAAATGGGTTATTTAATATGGAATATATGGACCAAATCGATTACTCTGGAGCTCATAGATCTGGATGGCAATATGTATATGAACATATTGAATTTTTACATAATCGCCAAAGTGACATTTTACTAGATCTATATGTAGATAGAACATTTCACTGGAATAAAGATGTTAATAATGTACTCAATTTAATTCCATATAAAAAAAGTTGGATAGGTTTTGTTCATCATACATTTGACACAACATTTAGTGATTACAATTGTAACAATCTAATTAGATCACATTCATTTATAGAATCATTGAAAACTTGTAGGGGATTATTTGTTTTATCAAAATATCTTAAAAAACAGTTTGAAGAAAAATTTAGAGATTTAGGTATTATTAATGTACCTATATTCTCTATTATTCATCCTACAGAAATGAATGTTAAACAATTTGAGTATAAAAAATTCTATAATAACCAAAATAAACGCTTGGTACACATTGGTGGGTGGTTACGTAACATATATTCATTTTATAATTTAACATTACCTCAATACACGTGTTGTAAATATGGATTACTAGCAGGGAATAAAACAACTACTTTATACAAACATAAAAATGATACCATCACAAAATATGCTCTCCGTGGTAAAAATATGAACAATTATTACCCCTTATCAGGATTAGTTGATAATATTCGTTCAAGTCTTGAATATACAGATATGATTGCTAGAAATGTTAACAGCAGTCAAAATATAGGTCAAAACATTAATCAAAACATAAGTCAAAATATAGGTCAAAATATAAGCCAAAATATAAGTCAAAATATAAGTCAAAATAACATCAGTCAAAACATAAGTCAAAATATAGGTGAAAATATAACTCAAAACATCAGTCAAAATATAGGTGAAAATATAACTCAAAACATCAGTCAAAACATAGGAAACATCAGTCAAAACATCAGTCAAAACATCAGTCAAAACATAGGTGAAAATATAAGACAAAATATAAATGAAAATATAGGAAACATAAGACAAAATATAAATGAAAATATAGGAAACATAAGACAAGATATAAGACAAAATATAGGACACATAAGACGAAATACAATTGAAAATACAATTGAAAATACAATTGAAAATACAATTGAAAATACAATTGAAAATACAATTGAAACTGGTTTGATTTATAACAATTGGAGCAAACATTTTTACGAAGATTTGAACAATAAAATATCTAGTGTAAATTTTATGGAATATTTAGATAATGATGAGTATGATGAATTGATGACTGAGAACATTGTTTTTATAAATTTAGTAGATGCGTCTGCTGTAAATACAATTATAGAATGTATAGTAAGAACAACTCCTATTGTAGTAAACAAACATCCAGCTGTTGTAGAATTATTAGGTAATGATTACCCATTGTATTTTAAACAGAGTTCAGATTACAATTCTATAAATATTGATATTAATAAAATGATGCAAGATGATAAATTAATACGCAAGGCGCATAAATATTTGAAAAGTATGGATAAGTCTGGATTTAGCATTAGTAGTTTTGTAGATGAATTTAAAAATATACTAGTAAAATTGTAAATTTATATACTAACTAATGAACAACTTAATTTCATTTTGTAAGTCTTATTAAGTATTATCATCAAATTTTATAATTTTATTATTTTTAAAAGAGTTAAATAAGAGTGATATACGCCTATCTGTTTTTAAATCGATGTAATTTTCTATTTGTAAAAAATCACTAAAATAAGTATTATCAAATTTTCCATCTTCGGTATTTATAAATTGAAATGACATTTTCCAATCTGGGAAAAAACGTTTTTCTGAATGTCCAGATAATAATTTTGTCATTCTTTTGTGTCGCGAATCGGTAGATATTTTTTTATACAATTCAATAACATCATGTCTTTCACCTTCAATTAATTGCATGACATCTCTGATTTTACAGGTCATAAATCCTGTAATATTATTTTTTTCATTATTTTTTCTAAATATACTACACATATCATTTAATTCAGAACCAGTGTATATTTTATCCAATGAAGAAATATATAAAATAAAATACATTTACTAATATTTAAAACTTTTGTATATATAATAATTTATAAAAAAGTTTTTAATATATAATAATTTATAAAAAAGTCTAACAAAATTAAATTTATATCACCAATTATCTATAACGGTTGCGTTTAAATTATTATTATTATACAAACTTGATCCTTTACTAAATAACTATAAGCAAATTTGACGGTACTACTGTCTGTAAAGTATTTTTTATACAATATTATTTTTTGTGTGTTTTCAACAACAAAAAAATAATATTGTATTATAAGTAAGTAGTAACATATGTCATCAAGAAAAATTATTGACATAGCAAATTCTTTGGATTTTGTAAGGGATTACAACCTTAATGGTATAACTGGTAATAATGCTAGAATAAGTACTAGTGACAACGGAGAGTTGTATTTATATTCAGGAACGACTTCTATAAATTCGACAACTGCAACTGTTGTATTGTATAATGGTGGATTAAGTATTGCAAATACAACTGATTCTACAAGTTATACATCTGGTGGTTCTCTTACAATTGCTGGTGGTGCTTCTGTAGAAAAAAATTTATATATTGGATCAAATTTATATGTCGCAACAAATATTAGTTCATCTACATTAAATGTAAATGGTTTAACAGCTGGTAATATTAATTTTACTGGTAATTTATACCAAAACAGTACATTATATACAAGTTCACAATGGACGACAGGTACTGGTGGTAATCTTAATTATACCAATGGTAATGTTGGTATTGGTACAACTGCTCCAAATTACACTTTAGATGTTAATGGTACAACAAGATCTGTTAACATTATATCTACAAATGTTACTATTAGTACATTAAATGCAACTGGACTTACAGCTGGTAACATTAATTTTACTGGTAATTTATACAAAAACGGTTCCTTGTATATAAGTTCACAGTGGATTACAGGAATAGGTAACAATCTTACTTATATGGATGGAAATATTGGTATTGGAACAACTACACCAACCAATACTTTACATATTACAGGTAATTTAGGTATTTCTGGAAGTTCAAGTGTATCTTATGTTTCAGCATCTAGAAATGGTAATGTTTTAGAAATAAAAAACGAATCTGCTAATGGAAATTCATCGATTGAATTTCAATCAATATCTGGAAGTTCAAAATTATACATTGGATTTGCAAATGCAAGTAGTTCTATAACAAATTTCATTGGTACAAGTTATATACTAAGTGAAGGTTCAACATCTATAAAGATTGCAGCTGGTAATAAAACTTCTGTGCCTGTAATAGTAAATGCAAATGACAATTCACTTTCTATAACTACAACAACAGATGCTAGTGATATATATTCTGGATCATTAAAAGTTTCTGGTGGTGTTGGTATTGCAAATACTTTATATGTAGGTGATGATGTTCATATTAATAGAGATTTGTACGTTTATGGTGCCATTAATAGTGCTGCTGCTAGTTCTAGTACATTTGCGTATTTGACATTAACATCAACTGATGATGCAATGAATTTAAGTACAGGATCACTTATTACATTTGGTGGTATTACAATACAATCAACTGCTGATGCTACAACAGTTTCTAATGGTGGTAGTTTCTTGACAGATGGTGGTGCAAGTATTGGAAAAACATTATACGTAGGTCAAAAAATCATAACTAATATGGTAAGTACATCTAATTTGAAAACCGATAATATGACAATCGGTAGTTTAGTTACAACAAATTTGGATTTAGGTATCTCTAGTATGTATTCAGGATCTTTTACACCTAGTAATAATAATATAACTCCTAGTAACGTTGTTGGTTTAAATTTTGATAACACATATATAAGATCATTTATAGTAACATTATCGGCAAATGTAACAGCAACATCTAGTTTATATGAAACATTTGTATTAGAAGGTGTCCAATTAAATTCAGGATGGGATTTGTATATTAGTAGTTATGGTGATTCCACAGGTATTACCTTTTCAATCACCAATTCTGGACAAGTACAATACACCACTCCTAATTATTCTGGATTTGTGAATTGTATTTTTAGATATCAAGTTTCTCAAATAAACAAAACAGGATCTTATACTTATCCTGGGATATCTCCAACTCAAGCAACTTTAGTAGTTAATACTTTGCAATTACTAAATACTCAAGATTCTGTTTCTGGTATTAATAATGGAAGCTTGTATTTAATGGGTGGATGTACAATATCTAAAACGATGTTTAGTAATAATGTTACTACAGGTGATTTACGCGCAACTTATGCTACAGTTGGAGGTATAACAATAGGAACGGATGGTAGTGGATATTCCCAACTTCAATTAAATAGTACAATAGGCTCATATATAGATTTTTCAGCTCCAAGTGAAGACTATAGAGGTAAAATCCTATATAACAATACATCTCAATATATGGATTTTTACACTAATACTACCGTAAAAGCCAGAATTGATAGTACTGGTAGTTTAACTATAACTGGAGATTTTGCAGCATTCACAAGTATATCAGATGCTAGATTAAAAGAAAACGTAGTTTCAATAGACGGTAATTCAGCATTAAATATAGTAAATGATTTAAAACCAGTTACATTTAATTGGCGTAATGATATATTTAATGAATCGATGAGATGTAAATCAGATGTAGGTTTTATTGCTCAAGAAGTTGAAGAGACTATTCCGTATGCAGTTGGTAATTATTTAGAAGTGAACTCTGGAGAAACATATAAACGAATGAAACATGAAAGAATAATTCCATATTTAACTGCTGCTATACAAAATTTAGATATTGAAAGATCTAAACAATCTTTGGAAATACAACGATTATCACATATAATAGATTTATTAAATGAAAGATTAACAAATATAGAAAAATTAACAATATAGAAAAATTAACAAATATAGAAAAATTAACAAATATAGAAAAATTAACAATATAGAAAGAAGGTCAATTAAAATTTAATTATGTTAAATATTAAATTTTATTTATCAAGTATAAAATATATGTCAAAAAGAATATTGTATAACTTGAATGTAACAGGTGGTACATTATCAAGTAATTATATGAACATTAATTTTGGTACAGTTTCAAATATATACGCGGGAAATATTTCTGGTGGATCAATGATATTAAGTGGAAATTTATCAGTATCTGGTACCCTTACAACTGTTAATATTACTACTACCAATATTAGTCAAACAAATGTGTCAGCTAGTAGTATTGTAGGGACTAATGTTAATACAATAAATGCAACACTCGCTAATGCTGTTTCTACAAATGTAAGCACAGCAACCCTGAATGCTTCAACTGGTATTACTACTGCATTAGCTCAAATCACTAATCTTAATGCAACAGCAGCTACAATTGCTACCTTGTTAAATACTAACGCTGTTTCTACAAATGTAAGCACAGCAACCCTGAACGCTTCAACTGGTATTACTACTGCATTAGCTCAAATCACTAATGTTAATGCAACAGCAGCTACAATTGCTACCTTGTTGAATACTAACGCAGTTTCTACAAATGTAAGCACTGCAACCCTGAATGCTTCAACTGGTATTACTACTGCTAGTGCCCAAATCACTAATGTTAATGCAACAACAGTTACAGTTGCTACCTTATTAAATACTAACGCTGTTTCTACAAATGTAAGCACTGCAACCCTGAATGCTTCAACTGGTATTACTACTGCATTAGCTCAAATCACTAATGTTAATGCAACAACAGTTACAGTTGCTACCTTATTAAATACTAACGCTGTTTCTACAAATGTAAGCACGGCAACCCTGAATGCTTCAACTGGTATTACTACTGCATTAGCTCAAATCACCAATGTTAATGCAACAACAGTTACTGCTGCTACATCTAGAATTACCATAAATTTAATGGCTATTGGAAGTTCAAACACTATTGGTAGTATATTCACTACAGGTGGATCTGTAGGTATTGGTACGACAAGTCCAGCTACAGATAATGGTTCTAGATTAAGCATAGTAGGATCTGCATATGATTCAACAGGTATGATAAAATTATATCCGTCTTCATTTGGTGACAGGGCTGTTATTGGTTTTCATTCAGGTCAGTCATCTGGTAGTTATTGGATGTTAGGTAGGCAAAATGCTAATAATGAATTTGCTCTAAGTGTTTCAACTAATGCAGCGGCTGGTATGTATTTTTTTGAAAATGGTAATGTAAGTTGTGGTCCATTAACAACTACAGCATTAACAACTGGTACGATCTTAGCTACTACAAGCATAAGTTCTGGTGCAGTTAATGCAACAAATAGTACAGTAACTAATTTTGTAGCAACAATAGTTACTGCTGGTACCTTGTTGAATACCAACGCTGTTTCTACAAATGTTAGTGCTGCAACCCTGAATGCTTCAACTGGTATTACTGCTGCTACTATATTAAATACAACAAGTTTATTAGCTATTGGTAATTCTAATACTGTTGGTAATATCTTTACTACTGGTGGAAACGTGGGTATTAATATAAAAACTCCAGCGTATCATTTAGATGTTAATGGTAATGTACATGTTAATGCAAATTTATATGTAGATGGAGTTATATCTGGAGGAACTGAAACCGGAAGTACATTTGCGTATCTCACGTTAACATCAACTGATGATGCTATAAATTTAAGTACTGGATCTCTACTGACATATGGTGGTATAACAATTCAATCTCCTACTGAAGCTACATCTGTTACCAATGGTGGTAGTTTTTTGACAGATGGTGGTGCAAGTATTGGAAAAAGTTTATTTATAGGTGGACCTATAATGAAAATACCAGTAGGTACAACTGGTACTAGACCAACTCCAGCTGATCTTGGATACGTTAGATATAATTCAACAACAAGTCAATTTGAAGGATATGGTCCTGGAAATGCTTGGGGATCATTAGGTGGAGTAGTTGATATTGCACAAAGTACAAAGATTCTTGCATCTGCAAACCCAAGTACTACTGATGGTAATCTTTACTTTTATACTGTAGGGTCTGAACGTGTCAGAATTAATAGTGCTGGTAATGTTGGTATCGGAACTAGTGCTCCAGCAAATACATTAGATGTTGTTGGTACAGCTAGAATAACAACATCGATTACCACAGGTGCAGTTTATTCTACAAATATTACATCAACAAATACAGTTTCTACAAATGTAAGCACAGCAACCCTAAATGCTTCATCTGGTATTACTGCTGCTAATGTTAATGCAACAAACAGCACAGTAACCAACTTGGTCGTCACAAGTAATACGGTAACCAATGCCGTTGCAACAAATGTAAGTACTGCAACCCTGAATGCTTCAACTGGTATTACTACTGCATTAGCTCAAATCACAAATATTAACGCAACAACAGTTACTGTTGCTACCTTGTTAAATACCAACGCTGTTTCTACAAATGTAAGCACAGCAACCCTGAACGCTTCAACTGGTATTACTACTGCATTAGCTCAAATCACAAATCTAAATGCAACAACTGAAACTGTTGGTACTTCCAGAATTACCACAAGTTTGTTGGCTATTGGAAATTCAAACACAGTTGGTAATATATTTACTACAAATGGCAATGTGGGTATAGGTACGATTACTCCGTCTTTTTCACTGGATGTTAATGGGATTATAAGAAGCCGAAGTAATATAAATGGTTCAAATAGTATTATTATAGACAATCCAAATAGTGGTTCTAGTGCGTATTCTTCGTTAATTCTTGCAACAGATGGAATTGGTAATTTTAACATTTTTAAAAATTCTACAACAAGAACAGTTGACGGAGGTGCAAATACAGTTACAATTCGTAATGATGGTGGTCCTTTACGTTTACAGAGTAATACTGGTATGGGTATATGGGTTGGATCAACAGGTAACGTAGGTATCAACACGACAACACCAGGTTCACTATTAGATATTAATGGAGTTATACTAAGCACAGGATTAACAACTGGTACAATATTAGCTACCACAAGCATAAGTTCAGGTGCAGTTAATGCAACAAACAGCACAATTACAAATGCCGTTGCAACAAATTTGAGTTCAGGTACATTAAACTTGAGCGGAGGTTTGACAAGCGGTACGATCTTAGCTACTACAAGCATAAGTTCAGGTGTAGTTAATGCAACAAACAGTACAATTACAAATGCCGTTGCAACAAATTTGAGTTCAGGTACATTAAACTTGAGCGGAGGTTTGACAAGCGGTACGATCTTAGCTACTACAAGCATAAGTTCAGGTGTAGTTAATGCAACAAACAGTACAGTAACCAACTTGGTAGTCACAAGTAATACGGTAACCAATGCCGTTGCAACAAATGTTAGTGCTGCAACCTTGAATGCTTCAACTGGTATTACTACTGCATTAGCTCAAATCACAAATGTTAACGTAACAACAGTTACTGCTGCTACATCTAGAATTACCATAAATTTAATGGCTATTGGAAATTCAAACACAGTTGGTAGTATATTTACTACAAATGGTAATGTGGGTATCAACACGACAACACCTGGTTCACTATTAGATATTAAGGGTAACACAAATTGGGGTCTTACAAGATTAGCACCAACTACATCTGGTGGTGAAGCAGCTGTAGGATTTTTTGCTCTTAATGATTTTACAGCATCTGGACAAGCTACAAGTGGCAATTGGCTTTTAGGTACAGGGATTGCTAGTGGTGGTGCTTCTAATTTTAACTTGTTTAGAAATAGTACAAATATTATATCATTTGCTACAAATGGTAATGTAGGTGTGGGTACGACTAGTCCAAGTTATAAACTTCACGTTGTAGGAGATATAAATTACACTGGTACTCTTTACCAAAACGGATCTTTGTTTAGTGGTAGTAGTCAATGGTTAAACAGTGGGTCAAATATATATTTCAGTACAGGAAACGTGGGTATTGGTACGGCTAGTCCAACTTGTACGTTACATATAAATTCTAATGCCACTACAAATGGAAATTTGCTGATGTCAAATGTAGTAGGTGGTGGTGTGATTGTGTTTCAAGATATACATCATACAATATGGGGTCGTCGTGGTTATAATGGTAACGCAGATACAATGCAATTCAGAGAGTTTGGTCAATTTGAATTTTGGACAGGTGGTTTAATAAATTCGCAAACTCAAAGAATGATTATTACATCAACTGGAAACGTGGGTATTAATACGGCTAGTCCAATTGCAGAGCTACAAGTTGTAGGTGATGGTACTGGTACAAATGGAGCAGTATTAATTACCGGAGCAGATTTCTATGGTAATAGTTTACATATTGCGTCTCTGGATCCATTTAAAAGACTAGGATTTAATCATACTGGAACAATAGGGAATATATTTTCATACGACTATGCTACTGGTCCACAAAATTTAATCTTACAATGGCCAGGTGGTAACGTAGGTATTAGTACGACTAGTCCAATTGCAAAGCTACATGTATTACAACCGTCTAATTCTGATGCCATGATAGTTGAAGCAAGTGCAAATTATGGTAGTGTACTTCAATTAAAATCAAATGCAACAAATGGTAGAACTTTCAAACTTCAGTCAACCGCAAGTGCTGATGGGAGTAATCCTGCTGGTGCTTTTATTATTGACGATAGTACAGCTGGAGCTAGACGTTTTGTAATAAATGCAGCAGGAAACGTAGGTATCAACACAGTTAGTCCAACTGCAAGGCTAAATGTAAGTGGAAGTACTGATTTGTTTGGAAATTTACGAGTTGGTGGGAGTTCAAGTTCAACAGGTTTTAATATTGATTTGGGAACAAGTGGTGTTGGTGTGTTTAGAAGTGGTTACTTATACGGTGATGGTACAACTATATATCTTACGAATCAACAAAATGGAGGTTTAAATTTCGGAACAAACAACGCTTGGGATAGGATGGTAATAAATGCAGCAGGAGACGTGGGTATCAACACGGCTAGTCCAAGTACAAAGCTAAATGTTGCAGGTAATACTGATATATTTGGAACTTTACGAGTTGGTGCAAATTCAAGTTCAACAGCTTTTCTTATTAATTTGGGGACGGCTGGTGTCGGTGGTAATAGAAGTGCTTACTTATACGGTGATGGTACGACTATATTTCTTCAGAATCAACAAAATGGAGGTATAAATTTCGCAACAAACAACACTGGGGATAGGTTGGTGATAACAGCAGCTGGAAATGTGGGTATTGGTAGGAATAATGTGAGTAATCCAAGTTATAAGTTACAATCTGCAGGTGTTATTAGTGTTGATAGTAATAGTGGTAGTGAAGCTAGATATCATCTTTATAATAATGGTAGTGTGACAGAATGGTTATTTGGACAGAAATCTAATAGTAATCACAATTTTACATTTACTAGAAAAATATCAGCTACAGAAATTGATTGTTTAAGTATTGGTGGAGCTAATGGCCGCCTTACCATTGGTGGTGCAGATGGAAGTTACCCACTTACTGTTTTTGGATCTAGTAATTCAGGTAGTATTGCTGGTTATGCTGGTTGGTCTGGAAACTATGTTTGGCAAAATCAAACAACTAGTTATGATGTTAGTATTTATGGTCAAAACTTTATCATGGCAGGACAAGGTTTTGTGAGTGTATCAGACCAACGTATAAAAAAGGACATTATTGATATTGAAGATGGAGAATCATTAAGTATTCTAAGACAACTCCAACCTAAACGTTACCGTTATATTGATGAATACAAACGTGGTACAGATTATGTGTATGGGTTTATTGCACAACAAGTTCGCGAAGTATTACCATCTGCAAGTGGTTTGGTAAAAGATGTTATACCAAGTATAATGACACCAGCAACTGTAAGTTATGATTCTGCCAATGATATAACAACAGTTACTTTAGTTGATAACAAACAACATAATTTAACATCTGAAAATAGTAACTCACGTGTAAGATTTTTCGATGAAAATGATCAGAATACAGATCTAGAATTACACGAAATTGTATCTGGCGATATTTTCAAAGTAAAAGGTGAATTGAAGGGTACAAACACGTTTGTTTATGGTCTTGAAGTTGAAGATTTCCATACATTGAATAAAGATGCTATATTTACAGTAGCATTAGCGGCATTACAACAAGTAGATAGAGAACTTCAAAAAACGAAACAAACAATGAATGATTTAGTACAAAAAATCGATTCTGAAAAATCTCTTAGATTGAATTTTATAGCTCAAGTACGTGATTTGATACCTGAAATAGTAGGTTCAAACCCTACGGAAGATTTTCAAGATGGATTATTAGGATTAAGTTTGGAATCATTTTTGGTCAATGCGATAAAAGATTTATCAAGAGAATTAAAGAATGTAAAACAACGTTTAGATCAAATGCAAAGTTAATTTCATTCCATATTTTTTTCAAATATAGATTTGTATTCTTTTGTGTAATTTTTAGAAAATTACTAAATTATTTTAGTTTAGTAATTTACAAAAAGTTAATTTCATTCCATATTTTTTCAAATGTAGCCTTGTATTCTGTGAGATATTCTGCTGTGTAATTTTTATAAGTATCTATTATATCTTCTGCTCGTTGTAATAAATCAGTGTATTGATTATATTTTATTGGATCGTCACTTTTCCAATTAGCGTTGTGACTTTCAGTTATTGATCTTCTTGATTTTACAGTATTTGATAATTCAATTTTAGCTAAAATTAGATTAGAAAGTTCCATATCATCCATTTTATCAGTATCATCTGAATAAGTGTATAAATTAACAACAGATTCGAGTTTAGTTAAATAATTATCAAATGTAACAGACATTTCTGTATTATTATCCATGTTTCTAGCAGTTACAATTAAAATACTATCTGATGTTATATCAAATGTTATTTGAATAGTTTCTCTTTCTATTTTTGATCTATTAATGTAAAAAGTTCCTAGTTTTAAGTTATCTTTAACAAAACGTCGTTCACCTTGGTAAACTTCAATATCAATTGTTTGTTTTGAATCTGTTGTTACAAAAGTTTCAGTGTGACTACACGGAATCATTGTATTTTTTGATATGATAGGAGTCATTATATCACCAACTGTTTTAATTCCGAGTGACATGGATATAGTATCTACAATTGTAACATCAATGTTTGTATTAATGTTTGTATTTAATAAATATCCTTGATAAGCAGCTCCAATACTAACAGTATAATCGGGGTTCAATTCTGTTGTATCTATTTTTTTTGATAGATATTTATCAATAATCTGTGTTATTTTTGGAGTACGTGTTGTTCCACCAACTAATACAACTTTATCAATATCTTGATTGTTTGATATTTCAAGTAACAAGTTCGTAAAACAGTTAAACCAATTATCATTTATTGTTTCTAAAATGTTTCTAGATACATTTATAATATAATCTTGATCACCAATATTTTCCAAGAAGATAGTATCTGACGTTTTATAGGTCAAATTTTGTTTACAAGTTTCACTTGCTGTTTTCACACGTTTTGTAATGTTTGATGTTATATCACATTTAATCTTTGATAGTATATATATTGCTAAATTATCAGTTATATCTTCACCTCCAAGAAACTGATTTCCTGTAGTATTTATTACTTCAAAATACATATTTGAATAATCTGCTTCCAACAATGTGAAATCTGTTGTACCACCACCACAATCTACGACTAATACTTTTTCAGTTAAATCCTTACAATTGCGTTCTGTAAGGGTATAAGCAATTGTTGCTGCTGTGGGTTCATTTAAAATTCGTATTGGATTATAACCAATATTATGGAGGATTTGTTTTAAAAGTATACGTTGGTTATTTGTAAATTTTACTGGAACAGTTATTACAATGTCATTGCTTGCATCTTTGACGATTGATTTTGTTGTAGTTAATAACCAGTTTAAATACATTTGTGCAATATTGTGTGGTGTAAAACGATGAATCTTATTATTGTGTTGTAAAACAATACAACAATAATCTGATTCCATGCATTTTTCAATATGCAAGGTTTTAAAAAACGATTTTAAATTTTCATCATTTGAAAATTCAATGAATGTGATTCCAAATAAGCGTTTGATATTAGATATAAAAGTTCCACGATAATTTGATTGTTGCAAGGCTAAATCACCATAAACTATATCTTCTGATGTTGCATCAAAATATATACACGTTGGTGTTGTATATTTACCATATTCATTTTGAATAACTTTAAAATCTTTATCATTATGGATAATTGATATACAACTATTTGATGTTCCAAAATCAACGCCAAAAATAGTAGACATTATATTAACACGTATTTTTAAAAAACAGATTTAAACTAATTACCAAGTAATACAAATTTAAAAATACATGTTAATATAAAAGATTGGATGAGTTTAAAAAAAACACATAATAAATCCCAACGTGCATTAATGGTATATGATATTTTTGAAAGTGTTGCTGAATATTTGAGTATAGAAGACGTAATATCATTGTTATTAACAAACAAGGATTATTATAAAATTTATACAAACAACCAAGATTACTGTGAAACATTATTTATACAAAAAGTATTAACGTCATTTCATATAAATACAGATGATAAGCGTATATTATATACAGATAAGACTAAAAAGGCACAGACGTTATTAAGGATGTACTGGTATTTTAAAAGACATGATATGACAAGTACAGTAGATTTTTTGATATATATGATAGATAATGATATTAGTGATAAATGTTTGTTCCGTTTATTTGTATCAAATTGTAATTTTAGAAATAACGAGACTCGTATTAATGATACAAGAGTGATTAATTACAGTGACACGTATATTTTATTTTCAAAAGTTATATCATTTGATGATATGAAATACTTGTTGGTTCACGGTAATGAACATTTTGTAGATATAATATTGGAGATTTTTACAATACCAGTTACGTTGATATCGTATGTTATGCAAAAAATTTTAATGAAAAATGTGATTTCTAAGGTTGATAATAGTATTTTAATAAAATTCACAAAGTATTTATTTACAAAACATTGTTATAGTAGTTTTTTAGAAGGAGATAATCCTTATATTAATTCTATAATATCATTGTTGGTAAAATATAAAAGGACAATTGTATTGAAATATTTTTTAGACAAAAAAAGAAAGTATGTAACAAGATCGACTTGTTTGGATTATCAATATTTGGTCAATAAATGTGTAGAGATAGAAGATCGTACGCATTTAAAAATGTTGTTAAAAGAAAACGAGTTTGATAATAAACGATTTGTTAATAAAAGTTTTGTTATTATAAATACTCATCAAATAATAGAACATTGTAAAAATGCTCGGTTCGATTACATATGTTATTTAGTAGAAAATTGTTTAGGTAATACAATAAACACTGGATTATATATTGATAGTATATGTCAGGGTATTGAATTGTTAATTTTATCTAAACGTAATATGTATTTGTTAAAATTTGAAAATCTCAAGAGACATATAACTTTTGAAAATCTGGAGGTAATTAATAAAACGATTGGATCTATTTACAAGATTAATAATACACAATTAAGCAAAAGAATTTATATTTGATATTTTTATTGATTCATATTTTTACAATTGATTCATATTTTTACAATTGATTCATATTTTTACAATTGATTCATATTTTTACAACCTTATAAAAAAATGAATAATTCGGTTTTTTTAATGAAAATAAAAGGTTATAAATGACAATAAATTTAATTGTTAGTGTAGTTAATCATAAAAATCGTTTAGCGATTGGTAGAAATGGAAATTTGTTAGTAAAAATATCTGATGATTTGCAATATTTTCGTAATATAACATCTAATAGATTATCAAAAGATTCACATTTGGATAAAAATGTTGTATTGATGGGTAGAAAAACGTGGTTTTCTATTCCACGAGAAAACAGACCATTAAAAAACAGATTAAATTTAGTTTTGACAAGAGATAAGGATTTGTTAAAGTTGTCACCTTATCCAAAAAAGTCATCGATTGGCAAATCTAAAACAAAGTTTGATAGATCTGTTTATTTTATTACATATGAGCAATTTTTGGAATTTTATGAAACAACATGTGCTAATGTTTTTGTGATTGGTGGTAGTGAAATTTACAATACATTTTTACATTCTAAAACGTTAAAACCTAGCAATGTATTTTTAACTGAAATTTTAGGATATAAACCAGAAACAGGTCTTGAACCAGATGCGTTTATGGAACCATTAGATCAAAGTTATAAATTAGTTGGAATTTCGGATAAGAATTATGAAAATGATTTGACATTTAGATTTTTAGAATACAGACATTATGATAATTATGTAACGGATGAAACGAAGTATTTGGATACATTAAGAAAAATTTTAGATAGTGGGAATAGTAGGGTGGATAGAACAGGAGTTGGAACTATTAGTATATTTGGAGATCAATTATCATTTGATATTTCTCAATCGATTCCTCTTTTTACGACAAAAAGAGTTCCATGGAAAAGTTGTATTGAAGAGTTGTTGTGGTTTATGAGGGGTGATACAGATGCAAAAATTTTACAACGTAAAGGTGTTCATATTTGGGATGGGAATACATCAAGAGACTTTTTAGATGGTAGGGGTTTACATCATTATAATACAGGTATTTTGGGTCCTGGGTATGGGTGGCAATGGAGGTTTTTTGGTGCAAATTATAGTCAAGCATTTGCCGATACATCAGAAATTGATAGAAGTAAAATTGGTGGTTTTGATCAATTAATGTATGTTGAAAATGAATTACGAACAAATCCATTTAGTAGAAGAATTATGATGTCATATTGGAATCCAACAGATTTTGATAAAACTGCGCTTTTACCGTGTCATTTTACATGCCAATTTTATGTAACAGAAAGAAATGGTGAACGTTACTTAAGTTGTCATTTTGTGATGAGATCAAATGATATATTCTTGGGAAATCCATTTAATATTTTTAGTTATGCTGTCTTGACTTATATTTTGGCGATGCGTTGTAATATGAAACCTGATCGTTTAATTTATAGTGTTGGAGATGTACATATTTATAAGAATCATTTAGAACAAGTTGCAGAACAATTAACTAGATCACCTAGACCATTTCCAAAATTACGATTAAATTCAGAAGTTCGTACAAAATCAATTAGTGATATTACAGTCGATGATTTTGATATTGTTGGTTATTTTCCACATGGAAAAATAGTGGCCCCAATGGCAATTTAAAGTTAAAATTATTATTGTTATTAAGATAAGGATGGTTAATTGCAAATACTCTGATTGTAGAAATAAAATTTCAAAGATTATTGGACATTGTAAAAGTTGTAGTAAAAATTTTTGTTCTCAACATCGATATCCGGAAACACATAATTGTGTAAAACTCTTGGAATTTAAATTAAATAGTAAACAAGAGTTAATTAAAAAATTACAAGATAATGCAGTACAAGTTAACAAATTAATGAAAATTTGAATTAAATGAAATTTGCAAGGAAAATATAGCAAATAATTTTTTCAAATTTAATAAAAAATGAATTAAAAGTATACTGTACTATTTTTAAATTATGAGATTAATATACTTTGTTATACCTTTTGTATCACTAGCTTGTAATGATAAAAATACTACAATTGTAAAAAAAATTACACCTGTACCTAAACTAAAACACAAATTTAAACCAACACACAAATTTAAACCAATACTAAAAGACAAACAAACACTAAAAGACAAACCAACACTAAAAGACAAACTTGTACCAAAATTTAAACCAACACTAAAAGACAAACTTGTACCAAAAATTAAACCTAAAAGTGGAGGACTTATTCCTATAATTAGTGGTAAAAGGGCGACATTGACGTATTTTACAGATTCAACTACACAATGTTATGGTAGTAATATTCCAGTTGGAAATGCGATGGCAGTAAATCCTTTGTTATTAGGTTTTACAACTGATGATTGGATTAATCGTTTTTCGAATGTAGAAGCGAATAAGATCCCTTGGTGTGGTAAAACGATGAAGGTAACAGTAAATGGAAGGAATTTTACAGGAACTATTATTGACACTTGTTCTATTACTGATACATCATTTATAGATCCAGTAACAGGTGATACAATTGGTGGAAAATGCGATTATAGTAATGTTATAGATTTATATAGCGAAACAGGTAGGTTATTTTTACAAGATACAGTAGGTGATGATTTTTATCAGGGTGATTTAGAATGGGAAATAATTCATGAGGATATCAAATAAAAAATTGAATTAAAATCGGATTTCATAGAGAATTATTAAAATGACATCTTTTTTTAATTTCGGTGATAACAATATGCGTACTTTATTTAATTTTTTGCAAGATGCACTTGCAAAGAATAATGAGTTTGAGATTCGTTTTGGTAAATTTTACCAAGACAAATCTCGTGATGGTAAACATCATACGAATTTCGATTCGAATATGGAAACAAATAGTTTTTACAATTTAAAACGTATGTTTGAAAAACAAAACATTGCTAAACAGGTTAAAAGAACCAAGGAATTTATTTATCAATCAAAGGGTCAAAATGGATCTATTAAGCGTATAGTTGATTTGGATAATAATTCTGAAACTACTATGTTGAAACAAAGTCTTCGTAAATATGATGTTTATGATTATGATTTGCGTATGTCTGTATCGTATGAACGTAAGGGTGTGAGTGTTCCTAATGAAAATGATCTTGTTCTTACAAGAACAAAGGACAGAACCAGTTTTCGTTTACCATTTGGAAGTCTTGATTTAACAGTTGTTCAAGAGGATAAAGAAGATAAGAATGTAACAAAATACGAAGTTGAAATGGAAATAACATCTATGGATCAAAATATGATTATTACATATTTGATGATTGTTTTGCAAAATCGTCAAGATAATTTCTTTGTGATTCCAGGAAATGAAAAACGAAGAGTTGTTACAGAATACAGAGGGATTGTTCAAAACAATTATTTTGTTGGTGCTCAACCAGAAACTTTACACAAGGAAAAAATTTCAAAATTATACAAGTCAGAATATTCAGTAACAGACAAGGCAGATGGTGAGCGTACTTTTATGATTATTGATAAGAATGGAGCCGTTTATTTTATGGATAGCAATTTAAACAAAGTGTTTAAAACAGATCTAGTTTCTTGTAAATTAGAAGAATCTAGTCAAGAAGAAGATGCTTCTAGTACTTTAAGTTCATTGTCTTGTGATGATCAAAATTCTAAAAAATTATATTACTCAACTATTATTGATGGTGAATTGATAAAACACGATAACAAAATTTACTTTATGGCATTTGATATTTTGGCTTACAATAATCGAGATTTGCGTGGTAAACAAGAATACAATTTAAGAAAACGTTTGGATCGTTTGACACATATTGTCAAGACTTTATCATCTTCCAAGTATTATGCTGTGTCTGTTAAACATTATTATTTTGGAAATGTATTTAGTGGTTCAAAGAAAATATTGGATTCAGTTGATCAAAAATTCTATGAAAATGATGGATTAATTTTTACGCCTATTAATGAACCATATCCTCTTGTAAAAAAATGGCAAAATTTATTAAAATGGAAACCGTCAGAATTAAACACTATTGACTTTTATGCTAAAAAAGCAACTGGAGAATCATCAAATGGTATTTCAGTGTGGAAATTGTATGTTCAGGGAGAAATTCAAAATGAAGTTAAACACAAAACACAAACAGTTTTATTTGATGTAAATGCATTATGTGGAAACGATACGCAATCAAAAGTAATTACTTACGAAACTACTTTTGCAGATGATTTAGTTGATCCAACAACTGGTGAATTATACAAGACTAATACGGTTATTGAGTTTAGATGGGATTTTTCATTGAATACGTTTGTTCCTCTTAGAACTAGATGGGATAAAACTGTAAATCCTAAAAAACATGGTAACTTTAGTAAAGTTGCATGTGATATTTGGAATAATATCAATAACCCAATTGAAAAGGAATATTTGTTAAAATTTTATTCAAATGTCAAGTCTAGTAATGATGATTTTTTTTTTGAAAGAATGAGACGTTATCATAATAAGATAAAGGAATATTTATACAACAAATACTGTAAAGACACTTCAAGTTTATTGGAATTATGTTCAGGTAGAGGTGGTGATATGCATAAATGGATTTACAACAATATTAAAAACGTTATTGGATATGATATATCTGAAAAAAATATTGAAGAATGCAAAAGACGCTTGGAAACAACAAAAATCAAAAGTGATTACAAGTATGAATTTTACAAATTAGATTTGACACGAGATGATTCATCAGATATTATTTACAATACTTTGTCTACAAGCGAAATCAGCGGTACAACTGTCGATACTATTTGTTGTCAATTTGGAGTACATTATTTTTTCAAATCAGAAAAGACATTAGATAATATCATTAATGTTTTGGATAAAACATTGAAGAATGGTGGACATTTTATAGTTACATTTATGGATAACAAATGTTTGGATAATTTGTTTGGTGACAAAAAGATAGTTTCATATGAAATTGATAATGAAATTGTATATCTTCTTGAAAGAGAATCTCTTGGAATACAATCAAAATTTGGAAACGGTTTGAAAATAACATTGAATGGAAATAATATTTTAGGTGAAGGTTCAGAGGAATGGATTATAGACTTTGATGATTTTTCTAAACGTATGGAATCAAGAGGATATAAATGTATTGAAACAGAATTGTTTTCAAAATTGTATAATCCAAAAATGACTGGAGTTGAATTACAAGAATGTGAACGCAATATTTCATTTTTAAACAGATATTGTATTTTTGAAAAGGTACAATCAAATAATATTGATGTACATATTCGAAATCAAATAGTATTTGATAATATGAGTACTGGATTTGATTTTAACACAATTGATTTACATCAAAAAAATATTATTGTCCAAAGAATTGGATCATTGTACAACATAGTTGATCTTATTAATTGTATCGAATATCGTTATTATAAAAACGATATACAGAATGTAGAATTAGATAATATTCCTGAAAACATTATTCCTGTTATAAATACAATATTTAATAATTTAAGAATTCAATATCAACCAGTTTTCATCAAAGATCCTCTTAATTTTTCAGAATATTCAGAATCAAATAATCAAATTTATTTTACATATCACAAACACATTATTGAAAAACGAACAGAAACAGTTTCAGATACAACAGAAGAAAACGTTGAATACAATAATTGGTATATTATAATGTACAAAGATCAGTTATTGTTTAACAAACCTATTTCACTACCAACACAACCACAAAATGAAATTATCTCACAACCACCACCAACACAACCACAAAATGAAATTATCTCACAACCACAAAATGAAATTATCTCACAACCACAAAATGAAATTATCTCACAACCACAAAATGAAATTGTCTCACAACCACAAAATGATGATATTAAACATCAATTATTACAAGATTATAATACTGCAAAAGATAGTAATGTAAAACTTACTATAAAAGTATTAAAGGATTTTTTACAACGTGTTGATTTAAAACTATCTGGAAAACGAGATGAATTACAGCAACGTCTTGAAACTTATTTGATGGTATAATAAAACAATAAAAACTATTTTTATTAATAATTAATTTATCTATATTATGTATATAATGAATAATATAGAAGAAAATTTTTGGACGATTTCTGAAGATGATAAAACAGAATATTGTAAAGATAGTAAAAACAAATTTTCTGAATATATTATTGAAAAATTTTTAGGTAGTGGTAGTTTTGGTATGACTTATTTAGCAAAAAAGTTAGATGATGATAAATTATACGTATTAAAAAAACTTACAATAAGGAATCCTAGTTCATCAAGTAAGTATGGTGTTAAATTAGAAGACATTCATTCTGAAATCGCTATGTTAAGGTCAATTTCAGAGAGTGAAATGGGTTGTGTGAAAGATTTGTTGTGTTATGTGGATCATTTTATTGATTGTTCAAATCCAGATAATATACTGATGAATATTGTTACAGAGGCTTTTACTGATGGAATTGGATTAGATAAATTTATTAACAGAAATGTTTTAGATGTACCAGGTATTTTAGATGATCAAATAGAAGATTTAAAGAGTCAACTTGATCAATTAGATGAAGATTTAGATGAATTCAAGGTTGAAATACAAGATGACCCTGATAAAAAACAGAAATATAGGAATTATATAATAGAATATGAAAGTAAAAAGAAACGACTAAATGCTATTATAGAACGTAAAGAATTACAAATAGAAGAAAATACGAGATATACTCCACTTTCTCATAATGTATTATTAAAAATTATGCATAACATTTTAAAGGCAATATATCATTTGCATAGAATAAATATAGGTCACGGTGATTTAAAACCGGAAAATATTTTGATTAATCCAACAACGTACGATGTTCAAATTATAGATTTTGGTGCAAGTTGTAAATCTGATGATAAAACTTTATTAAAATGTACGACAACGGGTACTCTTCAATATGATTCACCAGAAATAATAAAAAATATTTTATCAGGAGGAAAACTTGTTGCAATAGATGCAATTAAAAGTGCAGATATGTTTAGTTTAGGTGCTATTTTTTATCGTTTGGCTAATGGTAGACATTATTTTTCCTATAAAATAGAAGACGAATTCAAAAATAAAAATATAGAAAGAGCAATGTTGATGATAAATGAAATGTATGATGATAACACAAAGATATTTTCAATGTATAATGAAAATCGTCATCCTATAGATGAACGTATAAATAATTTTATAGAATCATTATTAGTAAAACAAGATATAAGATCAAATGCTAAGGAGTCTTTGGATAATTTAGAGAAGATTATCGAAGAATACAATCTATTAATAAATGAAAGACGTAGAAAAAAGGAATTAAAAATAAAATTATCACCATATTCTTTGACAGATGATAGTCCTGTAAAATATACACCTGGAATTCTAACACCCCAAACCCCTAAAGAAACACCCCAAACCCCTAAAGAAACAGAACAAAAGGGTGGACGTGCTAAATTACCTAGAAAATGGAGTAAGGCGTATTGTAAAAAAACATCGTGTGATAAAATGGGTTTTTCCCAAAGGGCAAGTTGTAGACCTTTTAAAAATTGTTACAAATAAAAAATTAAATATTCTATTAATTATATAATTGTATAACTATTAATTGTATAATTTTATTTAAAATTAATGGATAATATATGTTATAATTAATTATAAATTAAAATGGTTCAGGTTGATGTTTATGGTGATGCGCGTGCGACTTGTACTCAAAGAGTAATTGTTTTATTAGAAGAGTTGGATTTAAAATACGATGTTAAGCACATTGATTTAATGAAAGGTGAGCAAAAGACAAAAGAATTTTTAGAATTGCAACCATTTGGTAAAGTTCCTGTAGTAAAATATGATGATCGTGTGTTATTTGAATCTAGAAGTATTTTGAGATACATTGCAAAAAACAATATCGAAAATAAGGATTTATATGGTGGTACGGATGTTGATATTTGGTTGGAAGCAGAATCACAAAATTACAATCCTCCAGCTAGTAAAATTGTGTATGAAAAGGTTTTTAAAAAGTGGCGTGGTGAACGTGCAGATATGGAAGTTGTTAAGGCGTCAGTTGAAGAATTAGAGCGTGTATTGGATGTATATGAAAAAAGATTATCATCAGTTCCTTATATTGCAGGTGATGAATTTAGTATTGCTGATATTAGTCATATTCCATATACTAATCTTTTGTTAAAATGTGGATATAAAAGTTTATACAAAGACCGTCCTAATGTTTATAGATGGATAAAGCGTATTATTAAACGTGAAAGTGTACAGTATATTATTAATCAATCAATTCAAGAACAAGAACAAGAACTTGAAAAAGAAGTTGAACAAAAACAAGAACAAGAAGTTGAAAAAGACCTTTCAAAACAAATCGACAAATTAGTTTTAAATAACGACAAAGTAGAAGAAAAAGTACGTAAACGAGTCGATAAAAAGAATGTTAAAGCAAAATAAGAAGTTTAGTTTTCACAAATTTTTAATAAAATATTATTAAAAATATTATTAAAAATTTTATTAATGTAAAAGATTACAAATTAACTATCTTATCACCACTCATCATGTATCTAGCATCTTTGCCAGCTTTCATATCCCTGAAAACTAAATATTGTCCTTGATCTCCTTCTGCTATAATACACCATTTTGGACCTATACATAATTTATTAGATGGAACTTGGATATCACCACCGTTAGCCATTAATCTTAAGTTACCATCGTCATTTCTAACAGTAAATGTTTTTTTACCACCATCATCGTTTCTGTCTGGGCCATTTTTAAATACAACACCCCAACCACCATCTTTAACACCCCAAGCATTAAGAGCATATGATCCCTTATTGTCGTTGTAGTTATCAACGTGAGGTACAGTACGATGAATTCTTAGAGGATGTCTTCCATTCCAGTTTCCATTATCGTCAAATGTTGCAACTGTCATTGTATTTTGATCTGCTTCTAAAACATGACGTAATTTACCATCTTCAGTTAAATTTTGAATAATGTGCCTATGATCATTTTTAATTGCTTTGATTGGTTGTCCACGTAATTCTGTTATTCCACCACCACTACCACCAGCAGCTATATTAGTCCAAGGACTCCACGTAGCAATTTTCCAAGCTTCTCTATTCCAATCACCTGTACCACCAGACGTACGCATATATATTGCTGTATTATGATGAGCATATTGGTAAATAGGTCCTCCACTTGGATCATTCCAATTAACAATTGTTTGTAAATGAGCAAATCCACCTTTAGTTGGTAAATTTAAAACATCAGCTTCTTTGAATTCTCTGTATTCACCTTGACCAAGAACATAATAGTCTTCAGGTGATGAGTTGATTTTTCTAGTGTCACGAATTGTATTGATACCAGATGCACTAATTTTATTGGCAAAGTTTACAGTTCCATCTGCGTTATACATTACATAATTACCCTTGGGTTGATAATCCCCTTTAGGTTGATATCCACTTAAATCAGCCTTTGATGCATAATCGCCTTTAGGTTGATATCCACTTAAATCAACATTTGATGTACCCTTTATTGCTGCTGTTTTAAAATCTGACATTAATACGTAATCACCCTTGGGTTGATATTCCCCCTTAGGTTGGTAATCGCCCTTGGGTTGGTATTCTCCCTTAGGTTGATATCCACTTAAATCAGCCTTTGATGCATAATCCCCCTTGGGTTGATATATACTTAAATCAGCCTTTGATGCATAATCTCCAGTAGGTTGGTAATTACCCTTAGGTTGATACATACTTAAATCAACTTTTAATGCATAATCTCCAAGAGGTTGATAATTACCTTTAGGTTGATAATCACCTTTAGGTTGATAATCACCTAAATCAACTTTTAATGCATAATCTCCAATAGGTTGGTAATTACCCTTGGGTTGATACATACTTAAATCACCCTTTAATGCATAATCTCCAGTAGGTTGATAATTACCCTTGGGTTGATAGCCACTTAAATCAGCCCTTAATGCATAATCTCCGGTAGGTTGGTATTTACTTAAATCAGCCCTTAATGCATAATCTCCGGTAGGTTGATATCCACTTAAATCAGCTTTTAATGCGTAATCTCCAGCAGGTTGGTAATTACCTTTAGGTTGATAATCACCTTTAGGTTGATATCCACTTAAATCAGCTTTTAATGCGTAATCTCCAATAGGTTGATAAGCTGCTAAATCTCCTTTAGTTGCATAATTTGCAGGTTGTACGGCAGGTTGTTTTGCAGGTCTTGCAGTAGGTCTTCTTGACATAATGTTTTTATACATTTATTAAATAAATAAATTTATAGTAAATAATACGTTTTTTAATAATATTTTGTGTAAAGAAAAAGTGTAATAAAATTATCAAAACTTTTTTGAATAATATGTAGATAATTACATTTTTTTTATTACATCAGGATCTAATGTAAATCCTGTACAATCAATTTTTCTATTAACTCCAGAAGGCCAGTTAGGATCCCATGAACTTGCTATTTCCGGATTAGGGTAATGTCTCATCCTCATATTACCCTCGTATCTATATATAGCACCTGCACCTTTTGGATTATAATTTAGACAAGAAATAGCTTGACCAGGATTTGCATCTATCTTTCTCTGTGCTGGTTGGGCTAATTGCTGTACAGCTTGGACTGGTTCTTTTGGAAGGCAGTTTTCATTCATATCCCAACCTCCATCTGCTCTACATGTCGCTGTTTGAAAACCACCTTTTGGACATTCCCTTGTAATAACCGTACCAAGTGAGACAGGCGAGTTATTACTCCAAGTTCCATCTGCTTTACACATAACTTGTTGTGGTGCTTGTGGTGCTTGTGGTGCTTGTTGTGCTTGTACCATTTTTGCATTCATTTGTGCCATTTGTGCCATTTGTGCATTAATTTGTTCCATTTGTTCACGCAGTTGACGCGTCTCTGACATTAATACATAATCGCCCTTGGGTTGATATCCACCTAAATCACCTTTTAATGCATAATCTCCGGTAGGTTGGTAATTACCCTTAGGTTGATACATACTTAAATCACCTTTTAATGCATAATCTCCAACAGGTTGGTAATTACCTTTAGGTTGATACATACTTAAATCACCTTTTAATGCATAATCTCCAACAGGTTGATAATTACCTTTAGGTTGGTAATCACCCTTAGGTTGATACATACTTAAATCGCCCTTTAATGCATAATCTCCGGTAGGTTGATAATTACCCTTAGGTTGATACCCACTTAAATCAGCCCTTAATGCGTAATCTCCGGTAGGTTGATAATCACCCTTAGGTTGATACATACTCAAATCAGCCCTTAATGGATAATCACCTTTAGGTTGATATCCACTTAAATCTGCCCTTAATGCGTAATCTCCAACAGGTTGGTAATCACCTTTAGGTTGATATCCACTTAAATCAGCTTTTAATGCGTAGTCTCCAACAGGTTGATAAGCTGCTAAATCTCCTTTAGTTGCATAATTTGCAGGTTGTACAGCAGGTTGTTTTGGTTGTTTTGCAGCAGATCTTCTTGACATAATATTTATTATATATTTATTAAATAAATAAATTTATAGTAAATAATACGTTTTTTAATAATATTTTGTGTAAAAAAAAGTGTAATAAAATTATCAAAACTTTTTCATAAATGTTTAATAAAAAATTTATGAAAACAATAAGGTATGTTTTCAAAGGTGTAAAATGTCAATAAATAATTTTATTAGATTAGCATTTTCTAATTAGACGATTTTCATTAAGACCGGCATCTTTAAAATGACCCCACGCTTCTTCACTTGTTGTATAACTTAGATCTGGATTATTTTTTAGATACTCCTTGTACTCAAACCCACAATTAGCAATACCACAAGGTGACCTACCCTCATTATAACCATGATTTATATAGTGATTTTTTAATGCAGCATCGTCATTACCAAAGGCAGCACGCAAGTCTGGATACATTTCTGCATATTTTCTAGCATCAAATTTACATAATTGTTCTCTCATCCCCACGTCAGGATCTAATGTAAATCCTGTACAATCAATCTTTCTCTGACCTCCAGATCCCCAGTTAGGATCCCATGATCCAGCTATTTCCGCAGTAGGGTAATGTCTCATCCTCCTATTACCATCGTATCTATATATAGCACCTTCACCTTTTGGATTGTAATTTAGACAAGAAATAGCTTCACCTTCTCTGGGAAGGCACCTTCCATCACTATCCCAACCTCCATCTGCTCTACATGTCGCTGTTTGAAAACCACCTGTTGGACAGTCTCTTGTAATAACCGTACCAAGTGTGACAGGTGAGTTATTACTCCAAGTTCCATCTGCTGTACACATAACTGGTGCAGGCATACCTACTGACTGAACAACTGTTTCTTCTCCCCATCTGCACACTCCTTTGCCAAAGCCCCGAGAACACCCATCTTGATCTTGACCAACGTGTTCTGCATTTGGACCATATTCACCCTTGCACCAGTCATTATGTTTTCCTGGAGAAGTTTCTCCCCACGGAACACAGTTTTTCCAAGGACGTGCATTATTTCTTATTGTTCTTGTGATGGTAGGTTGTGGTGTAGCTCTCATCGGCATGTCAGGAGCTAATGTAAATCCTGTACAATCAATCTTTCTCTGACCTCCAGATCCCCAATTAGGATCCCATGATCCAGCTATTTCCGCAGTAGGGTAATGTCTCATTATCATATCACCCTCGTATCTATATATAGCACCTTCACCTTTTGGATTGTAATTTAGACAAGAAATGGCTTCACCAGGATTTGCATCTATTTTTCTTCGTAAACCTTCCTTCATTCGTGAACCTACTATATTTAGCGTATTATCTCGTGAATCTACTACTTGTGCCCTTTGCCTCTCCCCTTGGGTCCGATTGAATTCCTGAAGACCATTAGTATAAAATTCATTAAGTCTTTCAGCCAAATTACGAATAAGAGGATGTTTTATATCACTGTTAATTACATTTCGTGTAAGAGACATAATTGCATTAGCAAATTCTAATTGATAATCCTGTGTATCCATACCCTCTGCCAATACTCGAACAAGGTTCCTAATAGGTTGGGCTAGCACGAACGTTTGTTCGCTTGGTAAACCCCTAAAAAGTTCCATTAATTTTGGTATTTCTACTACAACGTCTCTATAACTCCTTAACATTTCTTGTATATTTATACATTGACCTTCAAAACAAAGTTTATTAATTTCTCCTCCACCAGCTATATTAGTCCAAGGACTCCATGTAATATTTTTCCAAGCTTCTCTATTATCCCAACGAGCCTCTCTATCAACAGATGTACGCATATATATTGCTGTATTATGATGAGCATATTGATAAATAGGTCCTCCACTTGGATCACGCCAATTGACAATTGTTTGTAAATGAGCAAATCCACCTTTGGTTGGTAAATCTAAAACATCAGCTTCTTTGAATTCTCTATATTCACCTTGACCAAGAACATAATACTCTTCAGGTGACGAGTTGATTTTTCTAGTGTCGCGAATTGTATTGATACCAGATGCATTAATTTTACCACCTGTTGAAATATCACCCTTTGCACGAATTTTACCAGTAGCACCTTGAATAGAAAATAATTTGTCCCAACCATCACTGTAAACACCCCATTCATTTGGTGCCCTAATATGTGTTGCCAAAACTGGACCAGTTGTATCAGAAAATGATTTTTTATCATTTGGCACTAAACCCATACCAGTATATGTACCTCCTTCTGCTTTACCAAAAGACAAACTATAAATATTACTATCTTTGGCTGGATGGTCATCTACACCAATTTGTATACTTGGTTTATCATATCCTTCAGGTTTTGCAAAAATATATGTAGGAGCTCCTAATTTAGTTTTAAAATCTGATACTAATACATACTCACCTTTAGGTTGATACCCACTTAAATCTGTCCTTAATGCATAATCTCCAACAGGTTGGTAATCGCCTTTAGGTTGGTAATCGCCTTTAGGTTGGTAATCGCCTTTAGGTTGGTAATCACCTTTAGGTTGGTAATCGCCTTTAGGTTGATACCCACTTAAATCTGCCCTTAATACATACTCTCCAGCAGGTTGATAATCACCTTTAGGTTGGTAATCACCTTTAGGTTGGTAATCGCCTTTAGGTTGGTAATCGCCTTTAGGTTGATACCCACTTAAATCTGCCCTTAATACATACTCTCCAGCAGGTTGATAATCACCTTTAGGTTGGTAATCACCTTTAGGTTGGTAATCGCCTTTAGGTTGGTAATC